AAATTACCCGCCTGTCATAATCAGTCATATTGTTAGGCCAGTTTTAACATGCATGTGCCGCATGACCTGGCTATATCGATGTGAGCCACTTCTGCTGGCGCTTTGGCCGCATCAACAAGCTCCTGTACTTCTTTGCTGGCACCGTATCGACGTACGACACCAATGAATTCTTCGACGTCGTGGCCGCGCAGTGTAAGCAATGGATGCCCGGTCTCTTTGTTGAACTTAGGCGCTCCGAAATCATCGGTGGCCTGTGCGATGTGGTAAAGCTCATGCTCTACCAGTGCGCAGAACTCGAGGTCATTGCATTGTGAGCAGTAATCGGCTGCCAGCGTGATGATGAACTTCGGGATGCGCCCGAACCATTCATACATCTGCTGTTCCATTCTGGCTTTCTGCCAACCACCGGCGCGGAGCATTACCTGCTCGGCTTGGCCGAGGACATACCGCCCTTTCTTAGCGAACGAATCGGACGCCCACATGAAGCAGAGGTCAGCCTCTAACAGGTGTTCGTGGTCAGGGTTATGGATGCTGCCGGTATCGCTGAGGATTTGGCGGCTTACCCACTCACTGACTTCGCTCGCAGGTATCAGCCTGGTGTATGGTTGCCAGTTATCACCACCGGTGAAGTTAACCGGAGGGTATGGTCTACGCTCGTCAGGTTCAGCCATTAATTAACTCCGGTGTTTGTTACGCCATTACGATGGGTCTGCCCATGGTGATAGCAATAGAGAACCACCAGCCCAGTGGCTCACTGTTTTTTTGATGTGGCTGAACACTCCAACCTGACAGCTTCGCTTATGGGAAACTTCCCATACCCACTTAATGTCACGCTGCTAAATTCAAGGTGTAACGAATATGCATTTGCATGCCCTCAAAAGAATTTGGATTCCCTTCCTTTGAGGGCTTCTTTTCCCATTATCAAGCCCACCCGGAGATGAGCTTTGTAATGGAAAGCCGTTGTGAAAGCGGCTCTCAAAAACCACAGATTTGTGGTTATGCGGCCAAGCGGTGCTGCTCTTCGATAAGTGGCTGGCGGTGATTACGCTCGAACATGCCGCGCAGCACTTCTTTGCGTTGTTCGAAGTCCCACCCCATGCTGATGAATACCGTGTTGGCGCGCTGTAGCTCGGTGATGCAGTGAATTTGTTCCGGCGTCAGGTAATCGCGGATCGGCTCTTTCTTCCCGATTTCGTGATGCACGCGGAACTTGGCCGCCGTCATGCCCAGCGCCAGTCGATTAATCAGGTCAGCTTCGTTGCTGAAGTGATGCGGGGCGATCTGCTTACCCTGCGCCTCACGCTCATGCTTGATGGCATCGGTCATAGGCTTGTACTCCAGACGCGCCGAGTTGCGATCCATCTTCTTCTTCGCCAGCGCGCTGCGCATAGTGAAGAATTCATATACCAAGCGCTTTTTGAATTCACGCACAACTTCATTGTTTCGCATGTAGGTGATCAACAGCGTGGTTTGCTGTTCGTTTAGCAGTGCTATTTCCTGCTTCTGCATGCCTCCATCGGTTTGAAAGGGTCGCATTTCAAATTCCACCCTTCCGAATTCTTCGAGGTCGCTTTTGTACTTCCTGATGAGTTGAATCACTGGCTTGTGATCCTTTTTGACGCCAGTAGCGATTACAGCGGAGTTAGTGACCAAGTCGAGCTTCTTGATTTCAACTAATTGCATCGGTAGTTACCTTTAAGTGATGAACCTTGTCACACAGGATTCCGGCCCACAGAAAGGCACCGATCACCAAACCGGCATCCTCAAGGGTCATCCTGAAAGGTTCTGTGTTCAGAAGTCGCGCGTGTGAAGCGCATTTACTGCGGATATAAAAAAGCCCCGCATTACGAGGCATTTTCATGAAAGTCACTTGTCAAATTTCTATGTGATGGAAATTATTTCAGGCATTGCGTCCTGATGTACTCCTGAAGCGTTCTCAGTGCTGCTTGGTCGCTGATGATTCCATCCCGGATACCGAGAACGTTTCGTCCAGCAACTGGAGAGAGCTCGACGGTGGCATCATTGCCCATGCCGGAGGCGCTGGAGGTTTCGGCTGAGGATGACACAGGGCATTTTCCTTTGACGAGCACCCGACCACCATTATCAAGCTTGCGCCGAAGAGCATCATTTTCAGCTTTCGCATCAGCTAACTCCTTCGTGTATTTAGCATCGAGTGCATCAGCATCACGCTGGCGCTGCTGCATGTCAGTAATGGTGGCGGTCGCCTGCTTCAGTTCACTGACTTTTTTATCGCGCTGCTCTTTGTAGGCGATTGCATTATCACGGTAATGATTAACAGCCCATGACAGGCAGACGATGATGCAGATAACCAGAGCGGAGATAATCGCGGTTACTCTGCTCATTGCTGCCCCCACAAACAGACTTCACACTCAATCTCACGGCGAGTCATCAGCCCTTTCCATTGCTTACCGCCAGCGTATGTCCAGCGACGTAGCTGGTCACATGCGCCTTTGATATCACCCTGATTTATTTTGCGAAGAAGCGTCGATGTTCTGAAATTACCTGCGCCCACGTTGTAGACGAACGAGTAAAGGGCGCCTCGCGTTGTTTCCGGTATATCGACTTTGATGTACGGGTTAATTTGTCTGGCGACAGTGACAAGGTCTTTATTCAGGAGGGATTTGCATTCTGCTTCGGTATACGTTTTACCAGGCATGATGTCTTTTCCGGTGTGGCCATAACACACAGTCAACACACCAACTACGTCCTTATATGGTTTGTATCTGACACCTTCCAGACCATCGTTACCACCGGGGCCAGTGATTAATACAGATGCTATAGCAATAGCCCCGCCACTTATCGCCGCTATTACGCTATTTCGTAGTGCCGGTGACATTGCCATTCAATCTGTCCTCACGCTCTTTGCGTTTGTAGTACCAGTTGATGCCAAATGTGCCGACAGTACAAAGAATACCAATGATTACAGCCCAGTCATTCAGGGAGAGAATGCCACCCATCGCAGTCAGTCCTCCGAAGCTGTAACTGAACCATTCTCTGATTTTGTCCATACGGTACATGCTCTACCCCCTTTATTGAGGGGATTTGCTCTATTTAATTAGGAATAAGGTCGATTACTGATAGAACAAATCCAGGCTACTGTGTTTAGTAATCAGATTTGTTCGTGACCGATATGCACGGGCAAAACGGCACGAGGTTGTTAGCGCAACCTCTTGCCACCCGCTTTCACGAAGGTCATGTGTAGAAGGCCGCAGCGTAACTATCACTGATGAATTCAGGATAGCCAGTGGCTACGGCTCAGTTATGGTGCTGGTTAACGGACTTGAACCGCTACCCATTCGCTTACAAGGCGACCGCTCTACCATTGGAGCTAAACCAGCATGTCTGGCGGGCCAGCGTGGACTCGAACCACGATAAGAAGGTTAACAGCCTTCCGTAATGACCTTTATACGACTGACCCAAATAAAAAAGCCACCGTTGCAACTTAAGAGTCACTAACGGCAGCTTACCCTCCAATTATGGCTAAATGGCTAATTGCATGTCAAGGCTTTTAACAGCAACATGCTTAACTTTCTCAACACGTTTACGCATTTTGAAAGCATTTTGCATTGGCTGATATAATACAAATAATGACGCTTTGAGGATGTCGTCAATTTCGTTTCTACAGGTTGCCAATGAAGGTTTTCTCCATCCCTCACCACCACGTCCACGCATCTTGCGTGGCTTTGCAGTCGCGTGATAGTAGGATGCAATTGCTCGCTTAGATGAGCCATGAGCGTAGTAGCTGAGGAGGATGCCAAAGGCTTTCTTGTCAATGTACATGACGGAATCTACGACCTGAGAAATCAACATTCCGTCATCATCATTGCACATTGGCCTTGTCATCACTCTTGATGGTTCTACCCTCTCCATGAACTTCGCTATTACGCTGCTCATGCGCTTTTCCAGACGACCTGAATAAACCCATGCGCCCCACAGTTCAAGCCAGCCATTCAGCCACTCATGCTGTTCTTTGGTGAGGTTCAATTCTCGTATACTCATGCAGAATCGCCTCCCGCTGGCTTGTTCAATCCAAGCCGGTTCACCAGTTCACGCTCTCGCTCATGCAGATAATCCATCGCCTTCTGGTGTTGCTCCGTCATCTCTCTGACGCTGCGCAATTCGGCTTCGTCACGTTCACGCTGCTGTTTTGCCTGGTTAATGCTGGTTACGGTCATAGATACCTCTCCCGCCCTGATGAATCATTAAAACGCCGTTAACGATGGCGTGATACCTGGCTTCTTTGTCGTACAGATAACGCCTGACTGTGTTGCGGTGGCACGATAAGCGCCGAGCGACTTCTGTCTGGTTTCCATATGTCTCTATGAGCATGTCTGGAATGGTTTTGATAGTGTGTGTCATGCGGCCTCCCGGATAACCTGCTAATGACTCAGATATTGACCCCAGCAACTGACCAACAATCTCGCTTTCACAACGGCTTTCTCTTCGTTGCGCCACCTGCAGAACCAGTTAACAGCGCCTTCCATTTCTTGCCTGACCTTGCCGGCATTGTCGAAATGCAGCGGATAGACAACATCATCGAAAATTGCCGCGGTGGTCATTGGGTATTGGATTTTGCTCATGCTGCCTCACTTCTGCTTTCACACAGGTCTTTAAGTTTCTGCTGATACTCCGCCTTAATCGCTTTGCATTCTTCGATAGTCCAGCGATGGCGGTTATGGTTTGATTCGATTTCGTCTACTGCTTCCTGCCCGATGCGGTTAATCAGTTCGACGCGATACGGAACGAGATTTCCGCTTTTGTGCTGGTTGCACACCACGCATTGCTTGTGAATATTGCGTTCATCAAATCGGAGTTGAGGTGCCGCAGCAGTTGTCCGGTAATGTCCGGCATCCCACTGAGCAGACGTGAGCGTTCCGCACGAAATACATGATAAGTCGCGGTCTCTTTCTCTGATGAAGGCGTTTACGGCTTGTTGGGCTTGTTTAATCCAGTAACTGCGGGGCTTTAAGGCGAGTTTTCGAATCTTCAGTTTATCTTTCTGTTTTTGCTCCTCTCGTCGTCGTTTCTTCTCTGCTGCTTTTTCTGCTTTTTCGCGCTCTTTGCTTCGTCGTTCGAGTGCTATCTTGGTTCCACACTCTGGAGAGCACCACCACTGATTAGCGAATGCAGGGTGAAACCATTCCCTACATTCTTCGTTTTTGCATCGTCTTCGCGCTGGTTTAGCCATCGTCTTCTTCCTCGTACATTGAGCTATTCGGATCGCTCATCAGTTCTGCGCAGCACGCTTCACATACATGAACTTCCAGCACATGCAGCTTCTGACCGCAGTTAGCGCACGTTAAAGCTCGCTCGACGCTTTCTTTCTGGTATTGAAGTGATTGGGATGGACTAAGCATTATTGGCGTCCTGCATCATGAGAAAGACAATCATGGCGGCGCGGAGAGGTCTGGTATCAAATATTTGGCTTACGCCTTTTGCATCCACACACCATTCAGTTAACTGGTCTAAGATAGAAATCCTGTGTTTCTCAATAATCGGCCATGAGGCACTCGGATCATTGCAGTAATCAGGTAAATGGTTTAATGGCTCAAAAGTTGTATCAGCATTTCCGTAATACCATTTGTTGGTGTTATTCCCTGACGTTTCCGGTTTACATGCCCAAAGGCCTTTAAAAATTATGTCTCCTACCATTCTGTTAATTTCAAAATCACTTAACTGTGAATAATCCATTGTCATTTCCTCGCACGATGTCTTAGCCACCGGATATCCCACAGGTGAGCCGTGTAGTTGAAGGTTTTTACGTCAGATTCTTTTGGGATTGGCTTGCGTTTATTTCTGGAGCGTTTCGTTGGAAGGTATTTGCAGTTTTCACAGATTATGTCGGTGATACTTCGTCGCTGTCTCGCCACACGTCCTCCTTTTCCTGCGGTAGTGGTAACACCCCTGTTGGTGTTCTTTCACATCGGAGACACCATCGATTCCAGTAAGGTTGATTTGGTCGGAAGCGGTTATCTTCTTTGCATTCACCGCACCGATAACATCGCATCATGCAGCCTCCCTCCCGAAGTCGAAATCAAGCTGCCCTCCAAATATTTCGCATGACTCAGAACAAGAGCCGGTATCGAATCTTTTAGCTCGTACCATGTCCTGATACAGGGCTTGATAATCATTTTCTGAATACATTTTCGCGATACCGTCCAGCGACATTCTTCCTCGGTACATAATCTCCTTTGGCGTTTCCCGATGTCCGTCACGCACATGGGATCCCGTGATGACCTCATTAAAAACACGCTGCAATCCCTCCTCATCTTTGCAGGCAAGTCCGATTTTTTGCGTTGATTTTTTAATGCAGAATATGCAGTTACCGAGATGTTCCGGTATTTGCAAATCGAATGGTTGTTGCTTCCACCATGCGAGGATATCTTCCTTCTCAAAGTCTGACAGTTCAGCAAGATATCTGATTCCAGGCTTTGGCTTTAGCCGCTTCGGTTCATCAGCTCTGATGCCAATCCACGTGGTGTAATTCCCTCGCCCGAAATGGTCATCACAGTATTTGGTGAAGGGAACGAGTTTTAATCTGTCAGTGCAGAACGCGCCGCCGACGTATGGAGTGCCATATTTCTTTACCATATCGATAAATGGCTTCAGAACAGGCATTCGCGTCTGAATATCCTTTGGTTCCCATACCGTATAACCATTTGGCTGTCCAAGCTCCGGGTTGATATCAACCTGCAATACGGTGAGCGGTATATCCCAGAACTTCACAACTTCCCTGACAAACCGATATGTCATTGGATGTTCACAACCTGTATCCATGAAAACGTAATGCACGTCTTCACCAGCCTGTCGCTTTTGCTCCATTAGCCAGAGCAAATATGCTGACGTCCTGCCACCGGAGAAACTAACGACATTTATCATGCTGCCCTCCTGACGCCCTGCCCGATCGCCATCAATGCCGCTTTGGATACGGTAGTAAACATCCGTCGAGGACTGATGAACGGTCGCCAAATCAGCAGCATGGAGCCTTTGCTGTTTCCCTTCTTCTCCAGCCCTGTCGATGGTTCGATAAAATTAATCCGTCCATCAGTGATGATGCGAACTTCGTCAACACTCTCCAGATCCTTGCTGAACCATCCGACAGACATATCCTCTGGCACAAGCATCACTACCGTCTGTCGCTGTTGTATGCACTGCTCAGCGGCTTTTTCCACCCACGGCCTGATATTGCTGTACGGTGGGTTATTCCAGATTGCACCGTGGCTTATCCACTCAGAATTGAGCGCGTCGTCGGCCTCAGTTAGCCAGTGAGCGCACAGAGCGTTTTTATCGCTCGCTGCCGAATCCAGCCAGAATCCAAACTCAATATCCAGTGCATCAAAAAGCCAAAGCGGCGTTTGCCAGCAGTCCTTGTCGTGTGCTGGCGTATTTGATTTGATAGTCATGCAGCCTTTCCTTTTCGTTGTGACCATTCATACTCTCGCCGGGAGTCATCACTCCACCGCACGTTGCGCTCTGAGCCGAACCAGAACATGATTTCGATAAGCTCAGTCATGCTGGCCTTTCGCATTTTGCTGGTACGCACGCCAAGCATGACAACGCCACCGTAGATACCAGGCGCACTTCTTTGCTCCATTTTTTTGGTCTTAAGCCACAGGGCAGTGAACAGGTCTTTCCAGTCTTCCGGCGTCAGCCGTTGACCATGCCATAGCACCTGACGCGAAACATCGTTCAGCATCGGCCACATACGGTCATTCTGCGCTTTGCTGCGTTTGGGTTCTCTAACGTGGACTTCGTGGGGTGATTTGTCGTCGATGGGAAGTGAGAGTATTGCGTCTATGGCGTTGTTTCTGATTGCTTCGTTGCGAAGCATGTATATTTGCTTCATCGTTACCTCGACTTAATTCTGCTCATTGATACCCTCTCTCACTTAATCTCCTCCACGCTTCGTTAAACTCTTCTCGGGTTGCGCCGGATTTTCTTTCTTCAAACATCATGCATTCGCTGATGTCTCCCCATGACTTTGGTCGCTTTTCAGCGAACAGATCATCCCATTCGAATACCCAGCGCCCTGATTTTCGGTAGTGGTAAATGGTAAGCCATGTTGTGCTGTTCGCTGGATACCCATAGAGAACTTCGACTTTTTGATCACGGTCTTTATGCTTTTTCAGCAGGATAAAGCCAGCAACCAGCGAAACTCCGGCAAGAATGATGATTGGAATTTGCCAGTCAGCCACACTTCCCTCTCCCCCAAATAAAAAGGCCTGCGATTACCAGCAGGCCTGTTATTAACTCAGTGATGTAGATGGTCATTTAGTACTCCGTAACATTCTCCTGCCTCCACACTTCGTCATACTCCGACTTCGGCATGTTAGCTATGTAGTTGTATGGTGATGCACCGTCCATTTGCAGGAACTGGTGAGACTGCTCGTCAAGAAATAACGGCACGCCACCTTCCCACCCTTCACCGTTTCGCTGCTTCTCAAGCATTAAAACAGATGCGGGCGCAGCAAGAAGTTGCTGGTCTTTCTCGTTAATTTGCTCGCCAGCCTGAACGCGCTGTAGCGCTCTCTCGCGAGCTTTATTGCGCCAGATGATAAACAGGTTATCTGTCAGGTCTGTAATCGCTCCTGAGCCTTTTACGTCCATCTTTCCGGTAGGTTTCTCCTCGCTGTCTCCCTTTCTGGAGTGAGTGACGAGGATAATGTGAGAGTTTGTTTTATTCTTGAAGTCGCACAACGCGTCAACAAACGCCTTTTGTCCGTTGTAATCGTCATCGCCAATACCGCACTTCATGAGGCTGTCGATGATGAATAACTGGATGCCGTAGCGTCTTCTGGCGTATGTGAAGATTTCAATCAGGCGTTCAGCCTTGGCTGTACCTGTCAGGCCAAATAACCAGAGCCGGTCATCGTAAAACTTAAATGCTGATTCGATTTCCAGAACTGGCGGCATTTTGCAACATGTAGACTGCCGGGTCAGGCGTTTAAGCAGAATCCCTGGCTTCAGTTCAAGCGATGCGACGCATGTTTTTACCCCCTGCCTCATGGCCTCAAGTGCCATATGCCCGACAACCTCCGTTTTTCCGTGACCGTTCACGCCATTAACAAGCGTTAACTCCGCCTCACGGAACTGGAAGTTGTAAGCCAGCGTTTCCCACGGTGGGTTAAACAGATACTGCTGTTTGCCGTAGAAAGCATTGACTGTATCCTGGTAAAACTCACGAGCGCTGTAGAGTTCTTCCGGGTCGAAGTATGAAGCCGTGCCAATGTACTGCCAGATTTCATCCTCGGCGACGCCGTTCATCAGGCATTCGTTGATATCTTTGTGTGGCAGTGTAACCAGACGACAGCGATGTTCACCCAGTCGGCTTGCGATTTCCCTTGCAGCTTCGCGGCCTACATCATCAACATCCATCGAAATGAATATTTCCTCAAACCTGTCTAGGTTATGGTATTCAAACTCAATCCACTGTTGTTTAGCGCCTTTCCCGCCACCGAACGGGACAGATAGCGCCGGAATTCCGTATTGCGCATAGCTCATGCAATCAATTTCGCCTTCGCAAAGTACAACAGCCCTCACGCCAGCATCGAGAGCCTGCCATCCGAACAGACAGGGTTCACAGTCACCTTCTGCCATGATGACTTTCTTCCCGTCCGGACGTTCGGTGCTGATTCTCTTGACCTGCAACAACTCACCATCGCGTTTGTACGGAAGCACCAAAGCATCCAGTTCTCGCTCTCCATTCCACACCTTGCCGCTGACAACCTCGTACCGCTTTACGACTTCTGGAGATATGCCACGCGATTGCAGGTACTCAAGATGGGATTCTGTTCTGGTAACGTAACGGACGATTTTCTTGCGGTCAGGTCTGGAAAATTTCTTCTCACGTCTGGCGTCGAAATGGTGATCATCATCCTTGATACCGAGAAATGCCTTTGCCTCCTGCATAGCCTGATGCAGATTTATTCCCCGACAGGCCATCCACAAATCAAGCATGTCACCGCCGTCGCCCTCAGCGAAATCAGCCCATTTTTTCTTGCCGCTAAGGTTGACCTTAAGGCTGTTCCCCTTGTCACCGTTGACGTTGCCGGCAACCCACTCATGCCCCTCTTTCTTGCCGTTTGGCAACAGGTGCGGAGCCACCCTGTCAACCTGCGCCCATAGCAGGTCGCTCAGTTCACTTGGAGTCATTACGCTGACCTCAGATCGAGACGGTTAAACCAGAACTCAACGAATGCAGAACTAAGCCAGCCATGGTTATAGCCAGCGATAAGTAACGATTTGATTCTGGATTTCATGATTCACCTGTCGAAATACACGTAGCCAGTTTTCGATACGGTGATTGCGGATGATGATTTGGATTGTGGTTGAATTGTTTCTGGCTTTTCGTCGTTCCAGCGCTGACCGTTCAGGTAGCTAGATGGTAACAACCTGTCGAATCCGAACTGCTTACCATTCCTGCATGAGATGTCTTCTGCCAGCATCGTGGCAAACTCGATTGCCGTCCCCCTGGTAGTTTTACGCCACTCCCTGAACTGTGTTCTGAATGCCGAAGCTGCGTTTTTCTTCCCGGCTTTCCGCATACCGGCACACCAGAATATTTCCTCGAATGCCTTATCGGTTTCTTCGTGACGGTCAGATGATTTTTCACACTCCGTCCGAACGCTTTCGGACATAATGTTTTTATCTTGTATTTCTTTCTTTTGAATAGTGTCTTTTGTGTCCCCCTGTTTTGAGGGATAACACTCCCTCAAATTGAGGGATGTTTTATCCCCTGTTTTGAGGGGTATTCCCTCATTTTGGGGGATACTCCATTCTGAGATGTTTTTATTTGGTCCAAACATGCCGCCTTGCTGCTTGATAATATTCATTCTGACGAGTTCTAACTTGGCCTCATTGCACCGTTTGACGGGTAACTTTGTAATCTCGCTAAGTTGAGAATCGGTGATTCTGTCCATTGGTTTATTCCACCCATAGGTTTTACGCAGAATGGCAAGCAGCACTTTAAAATGTCGCTTGGTTAGATCTGCACCTGAATAAGCCTCAAGCAGCATATTTGATAGTCTGGCGTAACCATCATCGAGATCTGCCACATTACGCTCCACGACCGGTTCTAACGGTCTGTAGTCTGCTAACTTAACGACGCCCATGTTTCACTCCTGCTTTGGCTAGTCTATAAACACCAACAAGGCGCTCTGCGAACGCCCTGTTATTTGCTGCGGCTACCACTAATCCCTCAGGTGAATCAGGATGTCGAATCTCTTCTTTTTCCTGGTATTTCTTACTACGTTTTGTCATAATTACCTCTCCTGATACCTTAGAAATCCATCTGGATTTGGTCAGAACGCTCGGTTGCCGCCGGGCGTTTTTTATTTCTCGGCATCACAGCTTCCACTGCTTGCCTTGCCACTTCCCTGATTAAACTCGTCTCCCACACCTTCTCCAGAAGAACGAACGTCACCGCCATATCCTGAATGTTCAGACGGCTTACTTTTGAATCAGACCATCCCGCCATCTTTGCAAAATTTGTCTGACCCATTGATACGAGTCGGGCGCGAAGCTCTGTTTCCACTTCGCGTATCTTTTTGCTGTGATTTGTGAGTTCCATTACTTAGTATTTCCTGTAGTTAATAATTAGTTGTGGCTATGCGCACTGGCGCATAAACCTGTGGTTGATTTGTTATCTGGAGTTCGCCTTGTCAGCGACGTAGGACGAATGTCCGTTGTTGGAAGTGGTGTTGCTTACGCAGCCTTTGGTGGAAAAAGATCGTCTATGGTTAGTTCGTAACCGTATTCTTTGAACGCATTGATAAAAGCGCGACAAAGATTGATGTCCATTCCCCTTCTGCCTGTCTCGTAATGACAAACTGCACCACGCGTACAACCGAGTACTTTCGCAAGATCTTCCTGCGTTAAACCGAAGCGCTCGCGAAAATTGCGAATATTATTCATAAGCTCCTCCTTACCAATAAGTATACACATCGTATTCAATATCGCAATACATAGTTTACGAGTTGTGACTGTTCTTGTTTGATACAAATTGTATAATTTAAGGATGAAAATGAACTGGTATGACATAGCGAAGCAAAGGATTGATCAGCTTGGATTGAGTCAGGATAAAGTTGCTGAACACCTTGGTGTAACCAAAGGTGCTGTTAGTCATTGGCTTAACGGGAGAAGGAACCCATCAATACAAGAAATTGGAGCTATATTTCAATATCTTGGCGTTACAGACGCGAGGTTCAACGCTGACGGAACTTTTAGCGTTGGCGAGTCAACAGAACAAAAGCCTGTTAAACCTCAATTTGAATACCCATTCTTCTCTCATGTTCAGGCTGGAATGTTTACACCAGAATTTCGAACCTTCACTCAACGAGATGCTGAGGGATGGGTAAGCACAACCAAAAAGGCCAGTGAGGCAGCTTTCTGGCTTGAAGTTGAAGGCCACTCAATGACGGCTCCAGCGGGATCACGACCAAGCTTTCCTGAAGGAATGCTGATTCTTGTAGACCCAGAAGATCCTGTAGACCCAGGCGATTTTTGTATTGCAAGGTTATGTGGTGATGAGTTCACTTTTAAGAAGCTCATCAAAGACAGCGGACAAGTATTCTTACAACCGCTAAACCCTCAATTCCCAATAATGCCATGTAACGAACAATGCAGGGTTGTAGGTAAGGTTGTAGCCAGCCAATGGCCTGATGAGATATTCGGGTGATGATGGACCGAAGGGATGTTTGGGTGATAGTGATTGTGTGAAACAGGTCGCAGAAATGCGGCCTTTTTTATTGAGTGTGAATCTTGACCAGACATATCAAGACTTGAGTCTTGCATATGAATCAATTCCTGGATAAACTCGATCTGAGTCAACAACTTAGAGAGAGTGCAAATGGCAGAATCAAACGTTAGCGTACAGGCATTCAAGGGCTTCCTTGAAGAGCTTATGTCGCTGAACATAATGAAGGAGGCCACCGCTCGAAATTTAAAAAACTCATCTGCTCGCCTCTTAACGGTAGTCAAAGAAGAGGAAATGGATGATGTTACAAAGCTTGATGTGAATGAGCTCGCCGAGCGCTACATTAACGCAACTGAGCCAAAGCCTAGTGACAGCAGCATTACTGCGTATAAAAGCCGTATGGAAAGTGCGATTAAAAAATTTGTGGCTTACCAAGCTGGAGAGACAATCCCTTACATTCCTGTAGAGCGCCAAGAGGAGGAAGAAGAATTGGTTGAGTTAAAACAGCCAGTAGAGGTAAAGAGTGCTACGCCATCCTCTTACTCACTACCCGTAGTCATTCGCCCAGAATTAGGAGTCACAGTAACCATTAGCGGAATACCCACTGACCTTACAAGCGAAGAAGCCGAACGCATCTCTTCAATACTGAAGGTTTACGTCCGGCCTCATTAATGCAAAAGAATTCAGCACAATGTCAGACTGGGGAGTTGGACATTGATGCTGTTTAACCAGAGCCTCCAAAAAGGAGCCCTTGTTAAGGTACACAACATTTGCGATGTAACCTTAGCGCGTCTGGTACATTTTTTCAAGCGGTTGTAGGGCTGCCGCTAACATGAGAAAAAACAGATGGCTACATACAATTTGAATGACCAGTTCGATCGAGAAGTTCATGTTAATGCCTATGAACGGATCAGGTATGGAAATCTTGAGCATGTGTGTGAACATTATCGCTCACGACCACACCGCTGGTAATCAAATCATCAACCCGGTCATAGCGCCGGGTTTTCTTTGCCCTACTCTTCCAGCAGCTTCACCGCCAACTCCATAACTTGAATCTGGTCAATATCCCACTTATCCAGACCCTTCGCTAACTCAGTTCGTATCACGTCAGCTATAGCCACTCGCTTAGTCTCATGACCCTCAGCAACCATAGCAAACACGACATCACCGACAATCCTGCACATTTCCTGATAGCGCAACTGCGCCAGTTCCTCGTTTTTCACACAGATTCCTCGCTCGTTTTTTGTTCAGAACAGTATGGCATAGGCGACTTATAAAAATAAATCACCTTAAAAATCAACACAATGTAAACAAAACAACCATGAGGATACAAAATGTATTTGCAATGATGTTTACTATACGTATACTAAGCACATCAACAGGACGCATTACTCACCAGGACGGTGAACATACAACGATTCAGTGATGAATCTACGGCTCCGTCAACGAGCAATAACCAAAGTGAGCTTTGGGGTGAATGCAGAAGCTAACCTTCTCGGCGGAGGCGCTTGGCAATGAGTACGCGACCGGAGTTAGTCGCCCGGCTGTATTCACCACCAAAGTTCATCAGGAGGTCTATATGACACGCAGAACACAGTTCAAAGGCACTTCACGTGCTCGTCGTCGTGAGCGTTTAAAGGCAAAGGCATTAGCTAATGGCGTTCTGGCTCGCGAAGAAGCAATAAGTTCAGAAGTATTGCACCGCCCTACCCTTAGCCGTGTACAGATTCAGGCCAAAGGAAAACACGAAACGCCAAAACGTATTGAAGACGCAAAATCACTTCAGTTCATGGCGAAAGATGCATTCTGGCAACTGGAAGAATACAGACGCAATCTGGAGCGGGCTGCCATTGTGTACGCAAATGAGTTTGGTCATAAGCCACCAGAAACCGGTGTATGTCTTCCAGACGTAGCGCTTTACGCAGCAGGGTATCGTAAGAGCAAACAAATAACAGCGAGGTAAAACATTTGTCGGTTAAGTCGTTATTTTTTTGGCCTGCTCGTCCTGTGCGATAAGTTCATTCATAAGAATGTCTGACTTCCCGGCAAATCTCATGTAGCACTCATTAAAATACTTTTCCGGGATAACAAAACGGTTAATATCAGGATATCCAATAACAGAAGGCAAGCGAGTGATAAGTCCTTTTTCGAGCAAAGAAATTGATTCAGGGCTTCCTTTTTCCGTCTTTAGCTGATTATTGGCGGCTACGGCGAAAGCCAAATACGCTCTTTCGCCAGGAGTTAACGAATCAAACAAATCCCGGACGATTTTTTCTTCTCTGGCCTTACGCCGCTGAGCAGTTAATGCCTCAATTATTTCAGTAACAGCGTGATAAACAGAATTAACAACACCATTCAGCACATAGCTAACGCAGAACAGCAGGATGTAATACATCCAGTACTGAGGAAGGATTTCTGGATTATGCAGGTTTACCCATTCTTTCACACTTACCGGCATAACGACAATCAGTAAAATCAGGATGATGAGCATATGAATCAACTGTTTAAGTGTCATTCCTTGCAGGAAAAAATGCATTAGTTCCTGCCACCATGAGTTGTTCATCGGCGATTCTCTTTTGCTCTCTGTAGGGGTGAATAGAGTTTATCCGATTTCTCGCTGTAGGGGTACACGAGAACCACCGAGCCTGATGTGGTTAAAAGACAGGCACAATCTTTACTACCGCAATCCACTTATCTGAGGTGAGATATGGAAGAGCAAGCAAACAAGATTCTCGTAGAACTACTGCAAAAAGCCAGTAATGGGATAGACGAGGCTGTTTCATTTAGCCAGGCACAGATTCCTGATGTTGTTCATCAGTTGCTGCTATGGAATATGGTTGACAGTCTTATTAAAACATTAATAGCCATTCTAACAATCCCACTGGTTTTATGGTTTATGAAGAAGCAGTGCCAAAGAGTTGAGATAGGTAAAATCGGTGATGAAGGATATTCATGGGGGAGTGGGAACCCTAAATACAGGCCGACTATGGTTTGGGATAGCAAAGGAGAGATTAACTTTCTTATCTTACCATTAGCTGGAGTTTTGATTATGTGGGGGCTTTTTATTATTGCCACAGTAACCAATATGGTTTGGTTAAAAATTTGGCTGGCTCCAAAACTCTACCTTATCGAATATGCCGCATCATTGATTAAGTAATTTCAGGTCGCAATGCGGCCTTTTTTATTGCCAAAATTTAAGGAATAACAACATGAATTCAGCAGATTTATCGAAGATTCTTGAGGAACACAAAGTGTGGATTACCTCAATGCGTGAGAGCGGATCTAGAGCCGACCTGCGCGGTGCCAACCTGCGCGATGCCAACCTGTACGGTGCCAACCTGCGCGGTGCCGACCTGTACGGTGCCAACCTGTACGGTGCCGACCTGCGCGGTGCCAACCTGCGCGATGCCAACCTGTACGGTGCCGAACTGCGCGATGCCAACCTGCGCGGTGCCAACCTGTACGGTGCCGAACTGCGCGGTGCCAACCTGCGCGATGCCAACCTGTACGGTGCCAACCTGCGCGGTGCCAACCTGCCTGATCTCACTTTCGTAATTCTGGGTGAGAAATACTTCATAAGTATAACGAACGGTGAATATGTACGAGCAGGATGCCAGAACCACACAGTTGAGGAATGGAGAAAATATAGTAAGCAGGAAATTGCTGAGATGGATGGTCGTAAAGCTCTTAAATTTTATCCACGTCTTCTGGACATTATCGATTTCTATATTGGTAAAGGTGAACGCCCGGATTGGTTAACAAGTAAAGAATATGCAGATGAAGTAACTGGGTAAGCGTATTTTTGGCAGCGAATAAGCACCTATAGCAGATTTACGAGTCTGCTATGTGAGCAATATCGCTCGTAACCAAACGAGGACGACGACTCGTTCTGGTTAATCGAAAAATCATCCCTTGATGTTATTTGCCGCTCTATATGGGCGGCTTTTTTCGCATACCAACAACGCTTCATTCGAGGCATTTTTGTTATGCAAATTAACTAAGGAGCACGCCATGCAATATCGTTTTGCCGGGTGGCCCATTGCTGGCTGCCCTTCTGAATCACTTCTCGACAGAATTACCAGAAAATTACGGGCCGGATGGAAACGTCTCGGTGAAATTCTTAATCAGCCAGGAGTACCACGCCATGACCATTACGCCTGTTAACGGAACAATTCTTGTTCAGCAAGGAAACAGGGAGTTCAACAAGCTATATGAGAAAGTATTTCCGGATACAAAGCAGGGAATGTCTGATGCGTATACATGGGCTGCCGGAATAGCTCTTGGTTGGGATAAGTGGCAGGACGAAGAATGGGAGGCGCGTCATGTTGCATGATTTTGATGATGAAGAATTTATTGCTCTTATTTCTCCTGAAATTGAGGAAGAAGTGGAGCAGAAAATTAACTTAGCAGCAGAACGGCAGAATCCGGTTATTAGCTGGGATGAATTTGCGGGGTATTACTCATGAGCAAAGAGTTTTACGCAAGACTTGCTGAAATTCAGGAGCACCTGAACGCACCAAAGAATCAGTACAACTCGTTTGGTAAATACAAATACAGAAGCTGTGAAGACATTCTGGAGGGTGTTAAGCCACTACTGAAAGGCCTGTTCCTGTCTATCAGTGATGAAATCGTGCTGATTGGCGACCGTTATTACGTCAAGGCCACAGCGACCATTACAGATGGTGAAAATAGCCATTCAGCAAGCGCTATAGCGCGAGAAGAAGAAAACAAGAAGGGAATGGACGCAGCTCAGGTAACTGGCGCTACAAGCTCTTACGCTCGCAAATATTGCCTGAACGGTTTGTTTGGTATCGACGACTCCAAAGACGCGGATACTGACGAGCACAAACAGCAGCAGAATGCAGCACCTGCGAAGCAAACTAAATCATCGCCTTCCTCCCATGCTCCTGAACAGGTTCTTAAGGCATTCACTGAGGCCGCAATGCAGAAAAACACGGTGGAAGAGCTTAAACAGGCTTTCGCTAAAGCGTGGAAGATGCTTGAGGGAACAGAAGAGCAAGCGAAGGCTAAGGACATTTACAACATCAGACGAGACGAATTAGAAGGAGCGATCGCTTAATGGCACATTCAATCACTGTACGACTAAACAAGCCAGCAAGAGAGTTTCAGGCTGGAGAAAATATCGGATTCAACATTCGTGCTGGCGTCCAGTATTACGACCGCCAGACAAAAAAGAAAGAATGGACAAACTACAGTGCCGCTGTATTTGCCAAACCGGGGACGCAGGCTGATTACTATCGCAGTGTTCTGGTTGAAGGCGGCGTTGTTGAAATTACCGGCGAAAACATCAAGGTTGATGTTTATCAGGGACAAAATGGTCAATCAATCACTCTTGAATTGCTGAACGCAAAAATTGGATTTGCAGCTTCAGGAAATAGCCCGCAGCAGCAAAGTAGTAACCAACAGAACACGCCTGTATACGACGATTCCATCCCCTTCTGATTTAGAAAAATAAGGATTTAATTATGCCAGCGCCTCTATATGGTGCGGATACCCCGTGCCGCTGTTCCGGCAATTCCGTCTCGGAGGTGCTGGAAAAATTCAGAAAGAACTACGACCTGATAATGTCTCTACCGCAGGAAACGAAAGAGGAAAAGGAATTTCGCCACTGTATATGGCTTGCAGAGAAAGAAGAACGCGAGCGAATTTACCAGACATCCATCCGGCCATTCCGCAAAGCCACTTACACCAAATTCATTGAAATAGACCCGCGCCTTAAAAATTACCGTTCGCGTTACGGCTCTATCAGCAATAACTGAGGAATTCATCATGAGAGGTTTGTCCTACGACCCCGGAATCCTTCCATCGGAAATGATTATTCGACACCGCTTCAAACCCATCAACGATATTCCACGCGAAGAAATGCTGGCGAGAAAAAGTTTTCCATCAGTGAATGAAAACAAATATCTGAATGCAATGTTGCGGAGTGGGAAGAAATGAAAGAAGTGAAAATATACACGATTGTCAGTGACCAGTTATCACCACCAATAACAGGAGAATCATTCTGTACTGATATGGTGCGTCATAGTGATTATGCGGAACTTGAGGCTAAATACGCGGCGCTGGCTGAAGTGCTGGAAAGTGCTCGTAACGAGGGCATCAACTATGCCGCCAGTCGCCTCGCTGCCGCATTCAATCACGGATTCCTCGATAAACCTGTATCAGAAGTTCTCGACGTGACACGCATGATTTTGTCAGCGAAAGAGGATTTAGCCAATAACCCACTACCCACGGATGACGGTTTGTCAGGTGAATACGCGGAGAAATCGATTGAAGAATGGGCGGACCAAATTCGCAAAGGAGTGCAGTCATGATTACGGGAACCTCAAATTACGACGAAGTGCCGACGATACCCTGCAAAATCTGCGTCGGTTATTTCAAAGCCGATGATCCAGAAAATCACAAATGCGAGGGCCAGCCCAATGAGCAACATCGATAAACAGGCAGTAACAGCAAAAACAAAAGAACTGGCATCCTTCATGGTTGAGCGATTCAGTATGAATCCTGTCAGCTGCAAATTGCTGAATGAGGCATGGAAAAAAGAATTCCCTGACGAAGTGGCTATCGCTGAGCGAATGCTGGCGCTGCTGTATGAGCTGGAGCATTACAAATCACGTGAAGAGCGAGTTACAAAGCTGGTTCTGGACAACTCGACAAGCTGGGATGCTCTCTACAAGAAGCTGGAAGCCGCAGAGAAGCGCATAGCAGGATTGTCTAAAGCGGCGAGCGTTAACAACCATTGGAAGCCGGATGTTTGCCCGATAACCGGGCGCAAGTTCTTCATGTGGATTGAGCATGAAAAGCTTGGTTATGTGCCGACATATGGCGGGCCGTTCGACAGTTACACTATACCGACCAGAGACAGCAGCGGTGAGTTTTCTTGCGAGCGTTACGACCATGATATCGGCGGTTGGGTGGATGGTGAGTTCATCGGCCTTTATCTGATTGATGATGATGAACAATGCCGAGTCTGTGGACTTGAGGAACGTATAGCAGAACTGGAGGCACGGGCTGTCAACTTGCCAAAACGCAGCGTTGGCGAAGTCATGCACATGAGCGGATTTAGCCGGGATTATGCCGAGGGTTGGTGTGCTGGTAATGACAATGCGATACACGAAATACGCACCGCTGGCATCAAGGTTAAGGAGTCGTGATGGAATCGCAAGCTATTCTGGATATGTGCTGCGGCTCGCGCATGTTCTGGTTTAATAAGCGCGATGAACGCGCCGTATTCGCCGATATCCGCGACGAGGAGCATATATTGTGCGACGGTCGCAGCCTGGTTATCAGTCCTGACCTCATTGCCGACTTTCGTTCACTGCCGTTCGCTGATTCTTCTTTTCCGGTTGTGGTGTTTGACCCTCCGCATCTTGAGCGAGTTGGTGATAACGCCTGGATGGGTAAAAAATACGGACGCCTGAATAAAAAACATGGCGTTCTGACCTCCGCGCCGGATTCAAAGAGGCATTCCGCGTATTGCGGCCACACGGTGTTCTCATTTTCAAGTGGAACGAAACGCAGATTCCGGTAAGCCAGATTCTGGCGCTGACGGACGTAAAACCAATTATTGGCCAGCGCACCGGCAAGAACGATAAAACCCACTGGATTATTTTTGTGAAGGACTAACCCATGACCACTATTACCAGAGAACAGCAAAAACAGATTTTAATTGATACGGCGAACCACGTAATCAGTCGTGATAACACGTCGCCGTATAGCGAAAACCTGCGTGAACTGGCGCGTATCGCACTGGCATCGCTCGAAGCGGAGCCTGTAGCGTACATTTTCAAGCATCCAGCAGGAGAATTATTTTGGTCGCTTACTGACGAAAGCAATAAAGGACAAAACGATGTTATGCCGGTCTACGCCGCCCAACCAGTGCAGGAAACAGGCGTTTACAAGGATATGCTCAATATCATCGGCCTGCTGGAAAAAAACGAATGGGCTGAACACTGCACGAGTACAGTTTTAGGCTCACTCCTGGAATCAGAAATAACGCGTTTGGTTAGTAAAGAGCAGCCAGCGTCGGTAGTGCCGGAAGAACACTATCAACGTCTTAGTGAGTTATATCATGCGCAGGAAAAGCGTCTGTTTAAAATTACGCAACGCATCAAAGGACCGGCGTTCGACAAATACTCCCATTCACCATCACAGGCAATAGATGTGCTGGAATCAGCACTTTTTGGTGAGAATGAAGCAACCTGCCGCGCTGCCATGCTTCAGGGTAGCCAACCTGTAAGCCAGACTTACAAGTTGAACGAGCTATCGGGCAACTCTCCGGTAATTCCGGATGGTTGGATAAGCTGTAGTGAGCGGATGCCTGAGCAAGGTGCTTACATTTCAGCAGTGTCAAAGCATGGTGAATACGTAGCCGGGCAAGTTATTGACGACTGGCTAGACCTGCATGATGGAACATCATTCGGACTTGATGAAGTGTATCTATGGATGATGTTGCCTCCACTGCTGGCATCACCTCAGCAATAACAATCCTCGCGCTCGCGGGGATTTCTTTTATCTGAACTCGCTACGGCGGGTTTTGTTTTATGGAGATAGTTGAATATGCAACCAATCAATATTCAACCGGTTCTTATAAACCGGGAGCGCGTACAGGAGATGCTGGGTGGCATCTCCAGAACCACATTCTACCGCAAACGTAAACAGTGGGAGCAAACTGGCACCCCATTCCCAAAGGAAGTAACAGAACTTCACCCTCCAAAAGGAGGGGCTCTTTTCCGTTATGTTGAGGTCATTCAGTTCTGCAAAGATAGGGGGCTGATTGCTGATGCGCAATCAAGTACCTTCTGAGCCCATTTATCTGCAGCCTCCTGCTGCTCCGGGATGTAATCATACTGGTCGTAGACTGCCAGCATCCCGGTAAGTTTATGCCCAAGTATTTTTTCAGAAACATGTGGCGCAACGCCCAATTCAGCCATTTTAGTTTTACAGGTACGCCGAAGATCATGTGCAGACCAGTGTGGACAATCCATCATTGTTTCTACCTGTTCTGCCAGTGAAATAATTGTTCCCGCAGCCATCGGCCTGTCCTCCTGTAGTGTCGCTGGAGGAAAAACTATAGAATTTCCTGGATAAACCTCGAATACCTGCTTCAGACACTCAACAGATAGCTCAGACAAGCCACGCACAAACCGCTTTCTGGTCTTTGAGTTTTCTTTCGGGATAACCCATACCCTACCCTCAAGATCGAAATCCACCTTCCTCGCAAGCCTTAACTCAACTCCACGACATCCAGTTAACAGAAGCAATCGCATTACCATTTTGTTCTGCCATGACATTCTGGTTTTATCGATAGCTAGCCAGAATTTCCCTATTTCAACATCGTTTAGAAACCGCTCCCCGTCTTCTGGTAATTTACCAACATCAGTCAGTTCTAGAAGCATTAGCGAATTAGATGTAATCCGTTTTCTACGAAGTGCATACTTTATCACTTGTTTCATTTTCACCAGTACGTTTCCTGCCTGTACAGGAGAGCCGGATTTCGTAATTGCGAGAAAAATCTTTTCCCAGTGCGTGGGGTCCATGTCGTCGACAATCAATTGTCCATACATATCGGTGACATGAAGTTTAAGCATCCTCTTCCAGTATTCGTATTTGACCAGATCCTTAGCGGATGGTGTATCTAGCCATTCATTAACCAAAGTGGCGATATCGGGAGATTCAGTTTTCTTTTTCTTGTCCAGCTTTCTGTAGACGGCTGGATTCTTGCCTTCACTCAACCACTTCTTGCAAACCTCCACCGCATCTCTTGCTTCTTTAATGGACATGCTTCCGTAGACGCCTAATTTTAGACGTACAGGCTTTCCATTGAAGCGATAGCGATACTGGAATGTTATAAGTCCTTTGGGGCTGATCCTGACAGACAATCCACCACCATCAGGAATTTCAACAGGCCCATCATAGGGCTTTCCGTCAATACGTTTAAGTTTCGTGTCGTTAAGGGGCATAGTTCCTTGCCTGCCTAAGTTAGATTTGGTACGCAATTTGGTACACACATCTTACGGCACGAAAGGGATCAATGTGAAACAGTATGAAACATATATATGCGTTATTACCAGTAATGACGCGGAACTGGTGAAACAGGTTTAAACGAACGTGAATGGATGTGAATGAAGGATAGTACTTATACGCAAGATCACATACAAAGAGAAAATGAATTTATTTACAGTGAGTTGTGTATCCATCTAACCAACAATTGCTAAATTGGTACACAATCTGGTACACAAATGATAATCCGCTACGCTGGATCTGTCATTTGGTCAAATGATGGTAACACTAAAAAAAGGGAGATTGCACCTTTCTGTTTTATATCATCTGAATCCCAACAACCTCACCGGCTCGCGCATAGTTAACGATATAGATGATTACTCAAAATACCTATGGCTCAGAGCTATACTTTTAATCTAACTTCTTGCTGAAGAAGTGTATCTACTTGACAAGCAGTAGATCAGAGTACCTAGTAGTGTACCGAGGCGAAAGCATTTCTCTCTTCATCGCCCACTGTTGCTGAATGCCCTCCCCGGCGAAGTACAGCGTCCCCTTCCCGCCTTTGGCGTTGAGTTGATCCAGCACCTCCATCAGCTTCTCGCTGCCAGCACGTGGGGCATTGTCATCAAACAGGTTAAGCTGTGCGACACCCTGGCTAAAGAAATCCCCGAGCATAATGCCAGCCTTTTGGTAGCGGTGCCCATCCTGCCAGATTTTGTCCAGGCACTTAACAACAGCGTTGATGATGTCGCGGGAATCATGCGTGGGTGTGAGAAGCTTCACTGACGCGCAATTGCCGTAATACGGCTCGTTAAGCGCGAACGGTGACGTCTTGACGAACGCCGAGATAAAACGGCAATACTGGTGCTCACCACGTAGTTTTTCAGCACCACGGGCAGCATAACTGCAGATAGCCTGGCGCATCTGTTCGTATTCGGTAACGCGTTCTCCGAATGACCGGCTGCAGACGATTTCCTGCTTTGCCGGCGCAAACTCCTCCAGATCCAGACATGGTTCGCCACGCAGCTCCCGGACCGTTCGTTCCAGTACCACATTAAAGTGCTTGCGGATAATCCAGGTGCTTTGCTCTGAGAGATCCAGAGCCGTTTTGATTCCCATGGCATTGAGCTTCTTGCTGATACGCCTACCGACACCCCACACATCCTCTACGGGTATCAGTGCCAGCAGCCGACGCTGGCGGTCAATGTTCGACAAGTCAACCACCCCGCCGGTCTGGCGCTGCCACTTTTTCGCAGCATGGTTAGCCAGCTTGGCAAGGGTTTTCGTCTGGGCAATGCCTACGCCGACAGTCAGGTGCGTGCGCTTCAGGACCGTCGCTCTTATCTCGCGCCCGAAATCTGTCAGATCCCGGCAGCTTCGTATCCCCGTCAGATCACAAAAAGCCTCATCAATGCTGTAAATTTCTACCCGCGGCGACATCTCCTCGAGTGTGGTCATTACCCGGTTCGACATATCAGCGTAAAGCTCATAATTACTGCTGAAGCAAACAACACCAAATTGCTGGAAGCGTTCTTTCTGTTTGAAGTATGGCTCACCCATTGCGATACCGAGTTGCTTCGCCTCGGTGCTGCGCGCAATCACACAACCATCATTGTTCGACAGTACGACAACCGGGCGCCCTCTCAAATCTGGTCTGAATACAGTTTCACAACTGGCGTAAAACGAATTAACATCGCAAAGTGCGAACATACTCAGCTCGCTGTTTTAACGATGAAAGTAACGACGCCGAATACGTCCAGCGTGTCTTCGCTGCCGACGATGATCGGCGAATAAGCGCTGTTCATCGGATTGAGCTGAACTGTAGGTCGCAGCTGCAGGCGTTTAACAGTAAACTCCCCATCCACGGCTGCAATAACAATATCGCCGTGTTCAGCAGTTCGTGAGCTATCCACCACCAGCAGATCACCGTCGTTGATGCCTGCATCAATCATTGAATCACCCGTTGCTTTGACAAAATACGTTGAGCTGGGATGAGAAACGAGCAACTCATTAAGATCGATACGCTGCTCAATGTAGTCTGCCGCGGGACTTGGGAAGCCACACGGTACTAAATAACTGAAAAATGGCAGATAAATAATTTCGCGCAACTCTGTAGGTCTGAAAAATTCCATAATCCATACCCAAATACTGTTTTTATATACAGTAGTTTCATTTGAATATACGCGCAAGATACAGGAGTCGCTACGGCTGTTTAATTATTCATCTCTTCGTTTGTAAGTTTCTCTCTCAATTCAAATTATGGGTTTTGTAAATTTTCTGGTGGTATTGCCATATGCGCATATTTAAGCCAGTTTAGAGGCCGGGAACTTTCTGTACAGCGTCGACAGCCCCACATCATAAATAATCGCTACACATTATTACCATCTGTCCGCCATTCTTTCATCCTGGCTTCCTCCATAGCGATACGAGTAGCCTCTTGTTTCTTATTCCAGATGCTGTTTTCCGGCATTTCCACACGTACAGACACAAAAGAATCTGCAGGAATGTCGACTGGTTCACCATCAGCAACAGTTTCAGTAAACATGCCGCTAATATCAGTATTACCTATTCTGTTCTGAGCAAACGGAGGTGCTGAGGGATGAACCCGGTGATACGTTCTGACCAGTACCGAACCGTCAGCATTGACCTCATAATCGATCCAGATGCGAGCAAGTTTATTTCGGTCTACGGGGATCTCAAATCCACCGTCAATCCCTCCCCATGCTGCATCTGCATTAAGGCCAGTGCACCCCTCGATAAGGTACTCGCCAGTCTGTATCCTGGTTACGACCACACCTTCTGATTCATCATTCGTTTCATAACCTCCATCAGAGAAAATTCTGACAACCGGCGATGCCTGTTTAATAAATCCATTACCATCAACGACAGTGTTGCTATTATCCCATAGCAACCTCACTACCATACGGCCCGCAGACTCACTACCTGATGCCACCGCAATTTTCCCCGCAGGGCTATACGGCAACGATAATGATGCCCAGGTATCCCCGGTCCCAACCCATATGGTCGGGCTGTATTGCGCAATACTTTGATCACCGTCGCCAAGAAAACCATTATTTCGATATGTCCTGAGTCCGCTACCTGACATTGCGACCTGAACTGCACCAAAGTCATTGACTTCAAATGCATAGGCACCATCTTTGGCACCAATACCAAAAGACCCAACCGTCATTATGTCACCGGAATTTAACCCAGTGTTTTTCGAAGCAGCAGAACCGAGATCACTGGCGTTGGCCTTTTTATTTAGTTCTGTCGTAATGCCATTCCACGCAGGGCCGTTCCACGCAGAACCATCAGGTAACTTGACTGCTATGTTGCCGGTTCCACTAAAAATGCTTTGCCAGTTCTGCTTATCGTAATTCAGTCCTCGCAATGCCTCAGCGCTTTGAGCCACCAAGGCAGCCGTGACCATGTTCAAAGCAACACGAGGCACGGCAGACCACGCAGCGCCGGATTGTGTCGGGCCTGTGTAAACACTAACCAGCGTCAGTGATGTATTGTTATTTACTGCTTTAACCGGAAGTGTATAAGGGATGCCGCCGACAGTTACGACAATAAAATCGCCAGCAGCAAGTTCTGCTGTAAACGCTGTGCCGCTGCCAGTAACAGCATCTGTGTCATTGGTAAGAGTTAAGGTTCCTGCTGACATGAATATTTCCTCAATACATATCCGGAAGGACAAGAATTGGCATATTGATATTTTGATTAAATGTCATATCAAATCTGTTGTCATTGTAATTACCAACAACCTGATTATACGCTGACCGGATGCTTCCACCTGACATTACCACGCCCTTTTTCCTTATATTAAAATATCCATCCACTCGTCTTGACTGCGCACCTGTAAATACTATCTGGCAATATTTATCACCTATGTATTGATTATTGTCTGTTACCGTTAGCTGCTGGTCATATACAAATGGGCGCTTCACTGTTGAAAATGTCACCTGCCCAGCCGAATTAGTCATGGTAATGCCATCACCGGCTACAGGCGCGGTATTATTGAAAATTACCAGTTCCATTGTTACAGATGCGGAAACATCATCCCGTCCTGAGTAATTGATGTCTCTTACAATAATATTTGCTCCGTCAAATCCTACAGACACATTATTGTTATCCCACTTCCCGAATGGTATTCCTGATACGGGAAGCGCCATCGAGCCGTTGACTGTCACCGTGCCAACATAAGCACATGTCATTAATCTTGCCTGATTCGAAATTGCAGTGAAATCAGTAGAGTTGGAAACGAGAAGTCCTTCGTTGTAAGTAGCAGCAGGGAGAATTTCAAATACAGTTCCTGCCCAGTTTGGTATTCGCTGGTAGTTTCCCCTGTTTGTACCGTTAACAGTCACACCGTTGTCTCCGTTTCTCGTAACGGATATCATATATATCGGTAAAACTATCCATGTCTGATTGTCTGCGAACTCCTGAACGTCAACCGGACGTGTCGGTAAAACAAAAACTGTGGAGCCTGACGTTAATGTAGTATTAACCTGAAACTGGTTTGCCCCCGTACCATAACCAGCAAAACTTGTGCAAAATGACGGGGCGCGTAGCCCCGCTGTAATCGCCATCGCAGGACGGCCATCGTTATAATCTATCAGTATTCCTTCCGGCATATTTTGTCCTACCATCGCCCAACGACAACGCGCCCGCCACCCGGTAGATTTACCGTGACGCCATTGCCATTTATAACAACCGTGTTGTTTTCACCGTTAAAGGCAAACTGGCCACTGTCAGCGTAAAGTTTGCCATGCAATTCAGCATTTCCATTTTTATCAATGCGCCAGCCAGTTGAACCCGCAACGAAGTTATTCGACTGGATGTAATTACCAATTTTGGCATTGCTAATGCTGCCATCCTGAATTAACGCATCACGGATAAATACCTGTCCGTTATAGACGAAAAACGCAGCGGTATAGTTTCCAGGATCACTTCCGGAATAAATGCCGAACTGATCTGCGGCAAAAACCACTGTTGATTTGTATGAGCTACCGTCAGGCTCAATGGACATGCCGAAACCGGTATTGTATTTCACACCGTTCCTGACAATCCCCATATTGAGTGTGTAAGATGCTTTAGCTGTGCCATCACTGTTGACCTCAGCGGTCATTTTCTGATTTACGGCTGAGGTTAACTCTCCTTCAGGGCCTATTTGTGCCTGTACGTAAGTGGAAAGATCGGCGAGCCCCTGCTCGGCAGTAGCGACTGTTGTTTTCACAACAAGGATGTCGGCGCGAACCTCCCCATATTGCTGATACTGGTGCTCAACGGTTCCGTGGTTCGCCAGCGCGTTCGACATGATACCGTCCAGGTTGGTGTTGACACCCTGCTGAACATTTTTAAACGCATCTGATTCGCGGATATGCTCATCAATGAGTTCTATCATTCCAGGAATGTCTGATGACGCCTGACCTGATGCCTCAACGAACTCCGATACCCCGAAAGCATTTTTGGTGCGGACATAAACGTAATACGTCTTATCAGCCTGTAGACCATGAAGCGTCCACTGGTTAGAGCGCCCGAGGAACTGAGCCTGGTCTTCAATATCGTCAGGATTGACAATCTGGTTCTGCCCGGAGTACCAGAACTCAAACGATGTGTCTGTCGTTGCCGTAATGCGCATGACAGGCACAAGGTCAGCAGAGAACAGGCCGGGAGTCCAGACAACGCCGGATGGCGCTGGCGGCGCACCAATAACCATGTTTACCTGCGTCTCCGCCCCTTTCATTCCGTTTTCGTTGCGACCGCGTACGCCGAGAGTGTAACTCCCTGCTTCCAGCCCGTAGAAATCGTAGCGGAACTGGTCTGTTTCATACTGAGCAACAACCTTGCCTTCATCGTTGTACACGTACAGTTCGAACATCAGTTTTTTGGTGGTGGTAGCTGTCTCCCATGTAGCAGTAACCTGAACAGTCTCAGAGTTGGTGTTGATGATGCGCAGGTTCTCTACGTTCGGCACTCGATACCCGTTCAGTGTATCGTTGGGAACTTCAAACACGGCACCTTCATCAACAATGACCTGTTTGTTCGGGTCATGTTGTGATGCAGTGATGCTGTAGACCGAGTTGTTATCGGTCTCTGCAATGCTAAGGATGCGGAATAGTCTGGTAGAAACGTTACTGGTAGATATGGCAAATACAGTACCGTCACGAACCCATGCTGGAGTCGTTTTCAGCGTCACCACGTTGCCGGAAATGCTGCCAATCTCGTATTTAACGAACTTCCCGTTGCTACCCATGATTGACATGGTGTCGCCGTCTGATATCAGGGATGAATCAACCGCATCCACGGTAATTCTGTTACCTGCATGCGACATAATGCGGCCACCAAGACGCGCACCAGCATAGTTGTTATCCATGATTTCAACGATATCACCCGGCGTGAAGTGGATAGCATCGCGCGCCATCTGGAAAGACAGTCTGCTGCTTTCCCGTTTCGCCGTTTCAAGAAGCCATTTCCCAGCGCGCCATGCCTGACCGCGAGACGTGCAACCGAATGCTTCAATTGTTGTTTCGTTGTAGTTTCCTCGAGCGATCATCTCATCGTCGGAAACATATTCTTTTACCTGCTCCCACCCGTTATCCGGATCAGTCCATGACACAACAACGGCATTGTATTTCTCTGAACGCTTCACGGAGCTACGCTTGAACTCGCCATCAACCACGTTAGCATTCGTGATTGTTGCAATCGGGTCCTGTGGCGCATCCAGCATGACAGACAGTCGCATCCCGTCCCACAGTGCTATACCGCGAAACATGCTCGCTATCTTGTCGAGAATGTCACGCGCACTCACCTGCTCGGTAATATAGGCATTCAGCGTCATCCTTGGTTCCTGCCCGCCGTAGCCATCGTTAACAAGCTGATCGCAATACTGTGAGAGGACGTACAGCGCACCGTCATCTATATCGATATAACCGGCACGTTTCGCCAGGCCAAAACGGGTATTCCTCGCCAGTTCACGGAACAGCCACGCCGGGTTGTTAGTACACGCTTTTTTGAATCCGCCAGTCCATAGCCCTGAGTAAGTTCTGGCTATCGGATCGTAGTTGTCAGGAACGTCCACAATCAGGCCGCGAAGATGGTATGTGCGACTAGGGGTGTCGGTGTATTGGTCACGGTCAATAACTGCACCCGCAATGGCGGAGAACGGATAGCTAAGGTTGTCGTCGGTGATCTCGCTGTAGCTGTTCCAGATGGTGCCGTTTGACAACAAATCACTTGTGCTGTCCGGCGTAATTCGACGCACACGGATATCGAACGGTTTAGTTTCCGGCGCGTCAATCAGGTGTGCTTCAAGATATTCACCTGAGATTTTCCCTGTGATGGTGACGGTCTTTTCGATTACCCACCCAGATGAACCGGTGCGACTTTCAAGCACCAGCGTTACAGAGGTGTTTTTCTGGTTGCCTTTGGTGTCCTGCTCAACAAGCCCGGTGACGCCAACGTTAAACCGAACGCGGGTCACGTCATTATCCGTAATGGTACGCACCAGCGGCGTATCGTAGGTCACCTCTGTGTTGACGATGGTTGTCGCCTCGATTGCCGAGAAGCCGTTAATCGGCTCCTGAGTTTCCGAGCCGGGTCTCCATGCCACGCTGACGCCGTTGATGCTGACGTTTCCGTTTGCATCGGTGACTGGCGTCTTGTTCAGTTTGAATGATGACAGGTGCTCCTGGTCTACCGGACCTGCAATTGGCCCCTCGCTGATAAGGTCGAGCACCCGGTAAAATTGTTTTGATTTGAGGTTATCGTCAAGAAGGGTTGGGGTTGATGCTTTGCCGCCACCTGAAGACATATTGCCACCTTAGCTAATTGATTCTGTCCAGTCCGCGTTATTAGAAGTGTCGATGCCGAGAGAAATGACGTTAGAACCAACTTCCATTTCCCCGAGGAGTATCGGGACGGGTCGCCCCTGCCCGACACGGTTTTCTGCACTGGTAAATGAGTTATTCGTTAGCGTGTTTGTCTCAGCCGCTTCCGCTGACGTTTTAGTTTTCATGTTGCGGGACATGTATACCGAGTACGCAATTGAAGCCACGCTGACAGCAACCGCAATCCATGCCGCAGCAGCGGCAGTGAGAGCGCCTTCGACTACCGGCACAAACATGACTACAGAACCATCTTTCAGGTGGCGATCCAGATGCCATTGCATAGCCGATACTTCAACATCCTCACCCGCTATTCGGAGCCGAAGTTTTGTATTGAGGAATGCTTTTTTGAATTCGTGATTCTGGGCAAGAAGCAGGCGCAGCCCCTGAGCGGGCGTATCTACGTTCAGATGGATTTGGCGGTAAAATCGGCGTAAACTGCCAGCAAATTTAAAGATGAGCACTGTTCATGTCTCCATATAGAATGCATCTGCTTAACATATGCCGGACGCATTGGCTCTCTCCGGCTCAGGTGTCCGGCGTGGTCGTGGTGAAGTACCATGTTTTCTTCGAGGAGAATCATTGCGTGGCAAGGGTCAGCGCCGGGGAATGGCTGCCTGATGATGACGTCACCTGGTTGCTCTTCGCCAATCGATACCTGGCGGAAGCCGTTGAGAGGCATGTTGTTCAGATAAAGATTTTCACCACGTAACCACCACCCATTAGTGCGTTCGAAGTCAGGAAGGTCAATTCCGCAAAGATGATACGCATCCCTGAACAGGGTGTAACAGTCCATGACACCATGCTTGAACTTGCGCCCCAACAGCAATGGAACAGGCCTGAATTTCATAATCACACCATCGCAAGCCAGCCACCACGGAAGTCCACTGGATACCTGTGCATTGCGGTCTGCTCCTGACAGAAAAGGCACTCTTCCCGGATGCGAGTGAAATACAGCAGTCACCTCTCCCTCGTCCTCGGCTGACAGCCATTCATCATCGCTGATACGGAAGTGTTTTCCAGGGTCAGGGTGTATATTCCGGCAGCGGTATAGTCGTTCACCATCAATAATCAGTCCACACACTTCATCCTGCGACGATGCCGCATATTCTAGTAACTCTTGCATCAGGAAACCTTCTGAGAGCCGGGGAAGCTGCTGATTGGCATTGGTTCCGGTCGCGGATAACGGAAACGGCAGCCGCTACGGCGGTGAGAACACTTATCTTTCGCCGGGTCTGCGGTTGGATTATCGCGCTCATCTGCAACTGGCGGCCCGTCATATCCACACCCAACGCCGCGATACTGCCACTGGCACACGTCAGCCAGAATAGTGCGAGCCGGGATAATGGCGTTATCGCAGTCAATCGGTGTCGCCAGCGTGTAGGTCACCTGTTCAAACGTCTCTTCCGTCATCTCCTCGACAACGTAGCGGGAAACGGCCTCCTGTGTAGGGTCTGCATCAGGATTACCGTTCGGAAAGTTAACCTCATCAAGATATTTTACCGGCACCTGACGCCTGGTGATTACCACGCCAAGCATGTCATCAAAATCGTGGTTAATCCCGGTAATCAGGCCGGTCACGTTCGCCACAACCATTGTTGGCCTGGCATAGGTCCCTTCGTTCTTTGACTCGAATCCTTCCACTGCTATCGGGTAAGCCTGGTACTGGTTGCCCTTCCAGATAACATTACCGTAATAGCCATTTGTACCGGAATGGAAGCGGATAAGGTCACCGCCATATGGTTGCAGGTCTGCTTCGAAAAGGTCAATGAAAGCGCCGACTCCGACATCGACGCTATCAATAATCATACTGGCTGGTATGTCGCGCACAGCAATCTCCCATAAAAAAAGCCACCCGGAGGTGGCTACTGTCTGAATATCAGGGTGTTGCTAATCAATAACCCTGGTTAATGTATGCGTTCAGCCCGTCAGTGGTGGGACACTGGCGCACTTAATGAAGGAGGGATGGCTGATTACCTCATTTAGGAGACAAAATGGAAAGAACAATTAACGATCTGATCCGTCAGGTTAATGACCTAAAGAAAGAAAATCAGAAAATCAAGGTGGCCTCAAATTTCTTACTTTACAGCATTGTTTCAGCACTAGACGAGCGAGGCGGTGATGAGAAATTTAGCGATTCACTAAAAGCAAAGCTTAATGACGAACTGAGTAAAATTACTATGGGAGGCACATCAGTGCCAAAGCATGCAATCAATGAACTTATGCAACCACCGGTGAGAGCTATGTTTGGTAATAATCAGCCAGAACCGTTCTTGAAATAAACACTTAATCCGCCGCCTCCAATTTGTCAGCAATATCACAGATTAGTGAGGCGGCCTTTTCAATCGCCTCCATCTCATAAGCAGAAAGGCTCGCATCGCCTTTTCGCTCCATTTCAATCTCCATACTGAATAACAGTAGCGATGGCATTTGTGAAGAATATACACCTAATCCCACCGATACAGTTTCGTTAACTAAATAAAGTGACTTAACTTTTAGGATGTATTTGTTCATTTTGTGCTCCTCGCTTCTCAGGTCTAAATTCATAACATCTCCCCTTATCGTGGTACTTGTTCAAACGTTGCCGTCAATTCAAATAGCGGCCCCGTCTTCGTTAAACTCCAGGAGCGGCAGACAAATAGCGCCTGAACTCCGGTATCAGATGGCGTCCAGTAAAACGCTTCTACCGCCATTCGAGCCCTGAGAAATGCCTCAGCATCCTTCGCGGAGTTGCTACGGCAAGATCCGCTGACGCCGCGAAAGGTGAGCGAGTATTTATCCATGAGCGGATTGATACCCTTGGTCTGGCGCTGCTCGTAACCGTCACCGAGCTTAACAACGGCTACGTTTGGGGTACGTTCAACCTGGTACGCTCGCTGTGGTGTCCATGTGAATGTTTCTGGCACGATTACCTCCGTAGTAACCCGTTAGGGCGTTGCTGGTCACGGATAGTGTTCAGGCACACCTGCTTCATCATCTGGGCCATCTTAGCCATGGTCGCATCGTCTATGCCGCCGGTGGTGTTAATTTCGAAGGTAATGTGCTGAACTACGCTGCTGCCACCACTACCACTTCCATGCATATCTCGGTTGCTAATCACCCGCCCGTTATCACCCGGTATCATGTACTGACTACCATTGCTGGCCTGAAATATTTCAGGCTTTCCGTGCTCGCCTACCCGATACATAGAACCTGCATCTACAGGCCCTCCGTTGTAGCGAGCACCTGCCACCGCCATTCCTTTTGCAGCCAGCAATGAACCGGCATATGCAGTCTGGCCAACAGCAGCAGCGCTACCCATGGTTGCGATTGAAGCGCTCATTGCGGCCGGAGCCCATGCAGATGCAGCAGCGGTAGCCTGAGCCATCGTCGATGCCAGTGATGCAGCAGCAGCGGCCTGACCCATTAACTGACTCTTGACCCACTCGATCCCCATCTGCACCAGGCTACCAACCACGCTGTTGAGGATTGTCGTGCCGATGTTAGCGAATGCTTCCTGAAGACTCTGGGTGCCACTAATGAGACCGGTAAGGGCATTAGTCGCGCCACCTTGAAGGGAATCAACAGCCGCGCCAAGCATGCTATTAATCTCGCTTTGCTGCTGCCATTCCTCCCACATTGCCGCCATGCGTTTCTGACGGTATTGTTCTTCAATTCCGGCCCGAACAGCTTCAGCCTCAGCAATCCTTTGTGGGTAAAGGCGCGCGTACTCATCAAGCTGTGCCTTCTGCTGAGCAAAAGCATTATCAACCGCAGCGACTGGTGAAGCCTGTCCCTGTAGATTTGTGAAGTTTTGCTGTGACTGTTTGCGTTTACGCTCTTCTTCCGCCGCAGCTTTTGTTGCCTGCTGTATTTTCCATATGGATTCCGCTTGCTGTTCAGCTTTGGCAATCTGCTCTGCTGATGCTTTGTTACCAAGCGCAACAACAGCATCGTATTTCGCTAATTCGAGCGAGCCATCGGCGTAACCAGTGTTCAGGCGATCGAGTGCGGCTTGCTGTCTGGCGAGAGACTCTGTTGCTTCATCAGCCTGTTTCTTGGTGGACTTCCCCCCCCCTCCTTTTCCTCCCTTATTGTTATCGGTCTGAGGTATCTCCACATGCGCTGTTTTTTCAGCCTGCCCATAAAGCCCTTTTAAATCCCCGGTAAGATTGGCAATTTTCTCGCTTAATACATCGACTTGTTTTGGAGGTTCATCTCCTATAAGCCCGTCAGCTAAAAGTTTTCCAATATATCCAGGATTAAGTTTTGAAATAGCACCAGCGAGAGACCATAGTTTATCTGCAGTTGATGTTGACGAGTCTCCGAGTAACTCGATGTATTTTGCCAATCCATCAATGACAGTAACTGCTGCACTTGATGCTCCAGTTGCGTCATTTATTGAGGAGACAAGTTTTGCAAATGATGTTTCGAGAGAGCCGGTAGCTTGTGATAATGAACGTGGAAGCTTATTAAATTCCTCGTTAACAACTGTCGTTCTGTCCTGTATAGCATTAAGAGCATCTTGCGCTGTCAACTTTCCATTGAGCATTCGCTGACGCAACTCGCCCATGCTAATACCCATACCAGCAGCAATCTGTCTTGCTAACTCAGGCATCTGTTCGAGGATTGAGTTAAATTCTTCTGCTCTGACAGTGCCTGACGCAATTGACTGTCCAAACTGGCGAAGAGCATTCGACATTTCTTCTGTCGAGTTTCCGCCTATGCGACCAATTTTTTGCAGCGTATCGGTAAGATTTAATACCTGAGCATTCGATGCGCCAGCTTCTTTAAGAGACGATGTCAATGTTTCCCACAGTTTGGTTGTATCCGACAGACTGGCGCCTGTTTTTGACGATATTTGCGTCAACGACTGAAACGTTTCTTTTGCTGTGGAGGCATCCGTTGAAAGCCTTGCTATCCTTGCCTGGAGTTGTGTCATGTTGTCCGCAAGCTCAAGGAACTTCTTCCCCCACTCAACAATTAACGCAACAGAAATGGCGGCAGACAGCTTGCTTATTGTCGTAGACAGCTTTGACGCAGAATTATCAGCCTTCTTAAACCCAGTATCCATGTTATTGGTTACAGATGTAACCTGCTTATCTGCACGCAGCAGATGAGCAGTATCAGCCTTAATTACATATTCAATATCACCTACGTTCTCGGCCATTTCATTTTCTCCGGGCAATAAAAAACCCGCCGGAGCGGGTTACGATTTACAAAATTTGTAATTATGGCCGCATAACCTGATTGACTTACTTCCGTCTGTCGACCAAGCCTCGATTGATTTTACGTAAACGGCCTTATTTTTTGCATCAATATCAAAGAAAACAATACCTTCTTGGTAATCCAATGGTTTTTCTTTTCCAACGATATTCCTGAAAGTCGCCGAAGCTCCATAGGTATTGTCATTCTTCCTTTCTGAAACCTTGGAGCTTCCCCCCTGGACAATGAAGCATGACGCTGATTTATCTCCGCATAAAGCCATTGAAAGTTCCCTTTTCCCTAACTGGAAAGCCTCGTCCTTGGTTGGCGGAGTATCATAACACCCAGTCAACGTCAGCATTGATGCCAAGAGAATTGTTTCTCGTTTCATATCCCTATCCCCTTTGGTAAAAGATGAGGGAATCGTATCAGGGATCGGAGCAACAGGAAAACCCGCGGTTAAGCGGGTCTTTTTAATGGACCTAAAATCATCAGATTAGTAGTGATGTAACGAAGGTGGTAATTCTTTATTCTTGAGTCTCATCCATGCGGAAAGATTAGTTATTCCGTCAGGTTCATTAATATCAACATCTCGCGTGTGATTGATTAAAACGTCTCTCGCCATTCCAATGATGTACGAGAACTCATGGCCGTAGTCGTAGCACTTTCCTGAATAGTTCGATTGAATCTGTTTCATTGCAGGGTACAGTTCGCGAAATAATGCCTGCGATCGGTTGGCATAATCCCACAACCATACAAGGCTGTTTGCTTCTTTTGCTGAAAGCTCGTTGGTTTTCTTCTCTTGCCTGCCGATGAACTCACCTTCAAGCACCACGCGGTGAACGTACTCTACGGCCAGCGGGATTTGTTCGAGTGAAAGTTCATCAATACTATCAATGTTAAAGCGCTGATGAACCATAGTGTATGCATCGTCATAACGGAGTCCTTTCTTTCCTACCAGCATAGTCACGGCGTCGCGCAAAGGTGTGCGCTGATCTACTGTGGTTTTCTTGCGGTGGTTCTTAACCTCACCATTAGTCCAATATTGATAAAGGACGTCATCACACTCTTCCTGATAGCGAGACACTTTTTCGCGCAGCTCAGGGCGAACCTTTCCTACATTAATGGTATGCAACCAGCCTGGTAGTTTGCGGAGGGCCAGGCACGACATATCCCTGTTTTTACCGTCTGCCGCAACCATTGTGATTTCCACAACGGATGATTTGAAACGATTTTTGATCTTGGTAAATTGCGAAGCCCAATCCAACCCCATGCCGTCAACAATAGGTTTCATCGGGGTGAATGGCTCACCATTATAGCTCACCAAGTACAACGTATCGCCGTGGAATGGCACATTGATTGTAGTGATCTGCGCTGCTATACTCATATTCGTTAGTTCCTTGGAAGTTACTGACAAATTTGAAGCCTCGTTGGTTGCCGCCTTCGGGGCTTCGCTGTTTTTACTACCCATTCGCACGTTCCTCTCGCAGACTCTTTGCCAAACGCTGCACAATTGCAGAATTGATAGAAATACCATCCATTTCAGCCATGCGCCGAATCTCTTCTTTCATACGTTCTGGCAAGCGGAGTTGGAAGCTCTGGGTTTTTCGTCCGGTATAAGTCATGTCGTGCATATTTTTTTCTCCATCAAAATGATACCAACTTGGTTCTAGAACCAATTTAGCACCATTTAAAACAATGTCAAGTTGGTGCTATTGTTTGTTATCACAATTGCGTTATCGAGGATTTATGAGCAAATTCCCCAGCCATGAGATGGACAGATTTAACATCAGACTTCCTGCTGGAATGAGAGAAGCCATAGCTCTTAGGGCAAAGGAAAACGGTCGCTCCATGAACACTGAGCTTGTCTTTATAATTGATGAGGCTTTGAAGTCCCCCATTCCCGCAGATGTAGATAACTCAAGAATAATGAAACTCTATTCTAATCTCGCTGAGAATCGCCCGACCAATGAGGAGGAATTTGAAAAATGGGAAGGTGAGATGATTAAAGCTATATTCTACTTATTAGATAGCATAAATTCTTATTCTCAAATGTATCAAGCTCTTAAAAGCTTACGACAAGATGCTTCTAAGAAGGTTTTTGGTGATAACGAAGTCGAATTTTAGAAAAGCATAAGCCCACCTAAGTGGGCTGTACGCACCATTCATCACGCCGCCGCATACAGAAGCTTCATCTGCCCTTTAACAGGAAATGCGGCCATGCAGCGGGCTTCGAAGTCTCGATAATCGGAACAACCATTAGCAATACTGGTCACAGCAATAATCTGATTCTCAACCAGTTTAAGCGCGTCTGGTTTAAGATGTTGGTGGATTTTCTCACCGATCGCCAGTCGTGCTTTAACATCCGCGTAGACTTCAGCAGGCAGGACCGGACCGTAAATCCACTTAGCGCTAATCAGGCTGAATAACATTGGTTTTCGGTCATTTCTATGGCGTGGAAGCCCGGTCATTCTGAATAGTGCATCATACAGCGGGTCATTAAAACGCTTTTCCCACGAAGACGGATCGCTAAGCAGAAAGATTGCCTTAATGCGCTCATCATCAGCAGGTGCTGTATGGCCGCGAATAATGGCGTCTATTTGTTCGTCACACCAGATTTCAAAATCGACGGAAAGCCAGCGTGCAAAGCGAACAGCCAGTTTTGGATGCAGCCATGTTCCGCCGCCACGATCTTTACGCGCCCGACTGGTTTTTACATACGGGATTTTCCCGTATCTACGCTCAAGCCCTTGAATATATGATTCAGTTTCCGGCAGACGGAGGAATTCATTTGGCACTTTATCGAATTTTTCCGCTGCTGTTGTTGCATCAATCCAGCCATCCTCATAGAAGCGCATCGAGTGGCCTTCGAAATCAACTGGGATAATGTTAGACATCGTTCCTTCCTTTTTGGTGATATGAGCCAGTTCCCCAGATATGGACAGCCCAAGAGCGGCACGATGGAAGCCACCGTCCTATCTCTGTCTCATATCCCGAAAAGGGCTCCTGGTTTGATTTGCGCGGGGAATGCGCATTTACTGCGGATACAAAAAAGCCCCGCGGATGCGAGGTATTGTCTTAAAAGTCACTTGTCGAATTTCTTAAGGCGAGAGATTTTTAGTGCGGCCCATGCCTCTGCGCATCCATCGCCAGCATTTGTTCTGCCCAGTCCATGACTTCGTCGTACTTCTCCTGAGTGGGTACTTTGGCTTTCTCTTTCTGCGGGAACTTGGCGTTCATGGCGGCGCGGAAGCTGGTCATTGTCATATTCCAGGCGTCTGACTCACTCATGCCGAGGTGAGCAACAGCGGTGTAGACGAATGACCGAACATCGAATTTGTCGCTGTATTCACCTTTCTTTCCTTCGAATTCTTCCGGTGGCTGGTCGCCCATTACACCATGAAGAATCAGATGGCGGGCAATCTGGATAACATCCTCGATCGGGATGGCTCCCGGCTTGAACAGAAGTCGTCCCGCACTAGTCACCGAGTAGGAACCGATAACTTCAGCAACGTCACCTTCAGAACAGCGCTTGACTACGTTGGCTGCAGCTGCCGCCATTTCAGCAAAGCAGCGGGCATTAGCCGCTTTTAGTATCTGGGGGTCAGCAATTCTGTGCTTTGGGTAATGGCCCGCATGAACTTTCACGAAAACATCAACGATTTGTTCAGGCGTTCCGATTCGGGACATAGCCAGAAATGAAGGGTTGAGAAATACCTCTTTGTCGCCGGCGCGAATGACAGCCTGGCCGATATCAGTGATTGCTTTCATGAATCCCCATAAGAAAAAGGAGGACGGAGCCTCCTGAGCAAGAAATTACGATGCGTTGACAGTCACCGTGGCCGGATTGGTGGTTACACTGGCTGCGGTGCTGGAACTAATCTGACAAGTATATGAACCAGAATCGCCTGTTGTCGCACTGGACTTAGTATATGTAGCTGTCGTACCACCGGAGCTCACATTGGTTCCGTCTTTTTTCCATTGATAAGTCAATGACGAGCCATCTGAAACAGTAGCTGCAACTGTCAGATTCAGGGTGTCGCCAGCAGTCAGTGTTTTACCCTGCGGCTGGGTGGTAATGGTAATAACTGCACCGACATCACGCACATCAACCTGACCTGCACTTGATGCCTCAATGGACCACGTTGCCACATCATCGTGTGGAGCTTCATCACCCCATGAAGTAACCATGAATGGCCCTTCGGTGATATCGTTTGGAGAGATGATTTTGAACCACACATACGGCTGGTTGCTGGTCTCCGCTGGCGGGTTATAAACGTGACGCTTCAGCGCGTTTTGCGCGTATACATCCTCTTTGCGGGTAACGCCGTCACCAGAGAACGAAATGTTCTTATAGGTAACAAGATTTTCCTGCGTAAACGCGGCGCTCATATCGGCAGTTGCATCTGCGGTTTCCCACTCTGCATTAACTGTTTTACCGCGCATCATGCCGAGTCGCTGGTAAGCGCTGGCGGTAGGTTGTACTTCCGGGCAGCCAATCGCGTAATAAACGACGACATCACGCCCTGTGAAAGCACCTGCTTCACATGCCATGTCTTTATCTCCGTGTTATCTGGAAATGATGGTTTGAAAGGAAATATCGAAGAGGTAACGGCCTTCTTCGGTCTGGATGGCGGTGATACCGCCGATTGGCTGCATCGAGATGATGCACTCAGTCTGGTAGTCGTCGATCATCGCCTGGCGGATGGCGTCGGCGCGGTTTTCAACTTCATTGATGTCGCTGTCGTTCTGGCCTGACAAAACAAGGATGCGGAAAAAGTCGCGCGTTATGGCTTCCTCAGGCTTGCCACCGCCGTTTTGCTGGATGACAAGGTATCTTTCCACTTCCGTACCTTCCATCTCGTTCCAGAAGCGTTTCTGGACGCGATAACCAACATCAAAGCCATGCGATTGCAACCACGCTCTCAGCGCGTCATACACCTCGCTACGTGTCATACTTTGTATCCTTGCTTGATGATGGCCTTTATCTCGTTGAGACCGTCACGCTCAAACCCTTTGCGGAGAAAATCCGGCTCGCCGTTAGGGTCCCAGTAATTCCCGCTACCGTCCGGCCTTGGCTTACCTTTCAACTTGCCCTTTGCAGCATTAACCGCGGCTGCATAATTAGCCGTATAACCAACTCTGCCAATCATTCCTGACGGTATTGGTTCGAGCTTCTTGTACTGACTATTTATGAGGGTCGACGACTTAACGGGGGTAATTACAGCGGCATGATTGGCGCCGGCATTCATCACCAGATAGAGAACCTTCTCCGTGCGTATGCCAGCTATGTCACTAAGTACCCGGTGGGTATTCATCTGGACGCGCTTGATACCTTTAACGGGCATGATTACCTCACGTCATGATTTTGTAATCTGGCTCTTCGCCGAAAAATGACATATCCCAGTCGGTTACGGCCCTGATAACGTTCGCGCCGGCTTTAAGCGGATCTGATAGCGCCGTGGTGTCACCTCTGGCGATGTACCAGTCTCGCTGTGGCATGCTTGCGGTGACGCCATTACGCTTCAGCTCAGTGAAGAAAATCAGGTTGGTGGTGAACTCTTTACCACTGGCATCAACAGCAACTTCATTGTTCGCCGTCCAAGTGCAGTCAATCAGATATGGGGTGCCGTTTGTCCAGGTGTTGTTCCAGTCGTCATAGACGCGAGGATAGACAGTGGCGACGTTGGTATAACACCACTTAGCCGTGACTGACACTATCATCCTCCCACCGGATAACCTCCGGGTTCTCAGCTGCCACCTTTCGGCACAGCAAATACCATTCACCGTTACTTTTAACGTAGCCAGTGACCCGCCGTCCGCTATCAGTGATAACCCAAACCTTTACGAATGGCTCAGGAAGTCTCTGCCTGACCGATATTAAAGCCATCAGCGGCTCCCGTTACACATGCAACTGCCTTTGCCTATCCAGATACCTGCGAAAGCGGTATTTGTTGGGTCAGGGGGGATGAGGCCATTGGCACAACCGAATTTGTCAGCGCCACGCAACAGTGATAAGGCCCCCTTCCATCGGTCAGCAAAAGACTGATACCGAAATGAACGAGATGCGCCGTTAGGCGCGGTCTGAGAGCTGATGTATCTATCACCCTGCCCCAACGCCATTAAACCCAGTAAATAGGACTGAATTAGCAGCGCCGTTGCGGGCGGGTAATGTGCATCGAGGCACTCCTGAATGCTGTTAGCCTGCTCTACGATAGCCTGCAGAATGAAATCTGGCAGCGTGATACCCACTGACTCCAGATATTCCTTGGCCTGTTCTGTGGTAATCATGCGAGCCTCTTATAGCCCTCCGAAGAGGGCATAAAAAAACCGCTTTCGCGGCTATTCGTTTTTACGGGGTCGGCCTGATTTCGCTTCTGGAGTTGCCGGTGTTAGGTCACTACCCGCCTCTCCACGCATCAGACGAACGTTCGACTTCAGGGCTGGATGCAGTTCTTTTATATCCACCACATCGCCAACCTTTACGCCGAACCATGGTCGTACAACTTCGTATTTAGCCATACCATTTCCTTACACAAGGTTAGCGCCATAGACAACTCCGGACAGGCCTTGGTCGTCTGCGGTGATTTGCAAACCTTCAGCAGACATGATCTGGAAGTTGTAGTTAACGTTAGGTAACGGACGCGGCAGCGGCACGACGCCAACAGCCATACCAACCAGCGGAGAAATGATGTCCTGACGGCGAACATAGGCAATGAACTCGTTGCCACTCAGCGCAAAGGTCGGGCGAATTTCACGAACAGGCGCAAATGGCAGCACAGCATTCAGTACGTTGCCGCTAACTACGCCGTTTACTACATACGGTTGAGCCAGGTTAGCCCAGATTTCAGGTGACACCCACATCACATCATACTGAGCGACTTTGTTGGCGCGCGCCAGCGTACCAAATGCGCCTTTCCCGAAGAAAGCAAACAGTGCTGTCATATCGGCAGTGGTCAGGTCTATATTTGCGCCACCCGAACCAGAACCCAGGTTGATCTTCTTGGTGTTACGGTGGTTTTTGATACCCTGTGCCGGGTAGGACTGCACCTGAATATTCGGGTCGCCGTTCAGATAGTAGTTGACACGCTTCTGGTTAAACTTGCGCATTTTAGCCATCTGCGAATCCAGCACAAGGTCAATACCTACAGAGTTAAGACCAGCAGCATGACGCCAGTTCACGCCGTAACCTGCGGTGAATACCGGAATCGGGTCGCCATCACTCGCATATTCGGTATGGTCAAATGAGAATGGAGCCTGACCGTCAATGCTCACAGACACATCATCAGCGATATCACCAATAACGTTGTAGAGCTTTGCAGTTTTGCCAACAGAAAGAACAGTCTGCACACCAATCAGGTCGTTGACGATTTCCATGCCAACCTCCTGATCACGCAGTTGCAGCACCTGACGGTCAATCTCGGCCCAGAAATCACGCGTAAAACCGCCTACAGCATTAACCGCCAGCCATTCAGGAGTCATATTAGAACGATTTGCCGCAATCATGGCATCATGCTGTGCGTTCCACATGTTGCGGTTTGCCCAAAGCTCATTCCAGTGACCACCAAGGCGCGAGTTGGTCGCCAGTGTCTCTTTAGAGAAATACATATATGTTTATCCTTTTGTTACGCGCCTGCAGCGGCGGCAGTGCCAACGCGCATACGAACGCGAATGAAGTCGGTGGTGCTGGCTGCGATGGTGAACTCGTCCTGGCTGTAGCCGATTACTGAATCGGTGTCGCCAGTTGCCAGTGTGAATTGACCAGCCGCACCAAGCTTAATCGGGCTGTCCTTCTTGTACGCACCAGGTACACACAGAAGCGCAAGTTCACGACCTTCTTCGACATAGTTGCCAACAGCTGAATCGCCAGCAGGAACGGCATCACGAATGCCAAGCCCCTGATGATAAGCACAATCAATAATGTACATGCGGCCAGTTAATGCTGTGGCTTGTGCGAACTTACCATCACCGTTAATAGTGACGGCGGTGCCTGGCAGTAGTTCTGCGGCGGTGAGACGGGTTTCGGTCTTGTAGAGCGATTTCCCGTCGATATTAACGCGACGATAACGTGACATTATCCAGGCTCCTTATTTGAAGTATTCAGATGCGGCAGGTGCACCGGTTTCTTTCTGCTGTTGCGCAGAGTTGGTACCCAGCGGCGCGGATTCACCGATTGTTTTAAACATCGCATCCAGTGCTTCGCCTGAAAGAGCGTTAGCCACGATCTCGCCGTGAACTTTCGCCACCGCTTCACGCTTGGCTTTCTCTTCTGCGCGGGAGTTGGCAGTCAGAGTTTCAGCCAATTGCTGCTGGTTGGCCTGCAACGCATCTACCTTTTCTGCGAGAGGCTTGATCGCTTTTTCGGTATTGGTGGCAACGGCCTCGCTAACCATGCTGCCGAGTTGTTCCAGTTCTTCTTTGGTTAAAGGCATGTCGCCCTCCGTTTTGTGGTTTGTTGCAGGCTGCTCCTGCGGTGTGAAAAGAGATTTGAATTTATTGGCGACGATAGTCACCCATGATTCCTGTCGTGCGACTGCCGTTCCGGTATCGTCGAATGTGATTGCGCCGCCATCGGACTTGTAGCCAAATACCTCAGCGCCGCCGCCGTTTCTGACGATTACCGCCTGCGAGTCAGTGAAATCAGCTACCCAGGCGTATTCGTTTTCACCTGGTGCGAACTTTGCTTTGGCTGCACGGTCAAGGCGTTGTTCACGCTCCCGGTAGGACTCGCCAATCAACGCCCCACTATTAGGCTGTAGCGATATTGCCTGGTCTGCGTTCACCATTAGGCCGACGCCCTTTTCTGGTCCGGCTGCCGGTGGTTCGTCGAGAAGAATTGCGTCATGATCAATTGAATGAATCTTTACTACCCAATCAGCACCCTGCTTTTTCAGTTCTCCCGGTGCAGGAATCTGCTCTCGGTACACTGCAACGCTTGACCAGATAGGCTCCGATGAATCACCGCTTTCCAAAGACGAAATGCGCTCCATCAGACGCTGACCGCCTGGAGATTGCATCGCTCTCTCAACGTCTACCCACTTTTCTGAATAAACGCGATTCCCTTTCAGGCTCACATTGCGATTCCACGCTCCGATGAAATTGGTGCATAACCCTTCTGGTGAGAATGCAGAAACATTCCGCCCATCAACTGTTGGATGACCTAGCGGTGCTATTGTCCCTTCCATGCTTTGATAGTTCGCGGTTATCTCTGCCTCTGGATAGAACTCTCTGTTCATAATCACGTTGGCAGGAAGCGTGTAACTTGGAATAACGACATGCTCTCGCCCGTTATAAATCTCACGGCGGATGGTCTGGCTGTTTACCTTTGTGTTGACGTGAATCTGAATTGGCATAGTTATTTCTCCGCCCAGGCGTAACCGCGCGCCTGCATCGATTTATATTCCTGTTTGAGTTTGGTAATGGTGTCTGGGAACTGAGGCCTTCCATCGTCGTCAACCAGAACTGACTGTTGGCTGCATTTGCAGTTGATACTGTTCGCATCCTTTGCATACCATTCACGAACCTCTTCATTTGTGTAGAGGTGAGCATGGCGCACGGCGTGGGTGTGTCGCGTTGTCGGTGACAGCGCCGAGATGTGAACCAGAAGCGTTTTCAGGACGAAGAGGTCATTCGCCTCCTTGTCTTCATCCCACTTGGCTCGACGCAGCGCGGTAGTCACTTCAGTGCGCGCTATCCTGTTCGCCCGGCGCTTCTCTATGCCAGCCTGTGCAGTCAGGTTACGAGCAATGTCACGGGGATTAAGACCTCGCCCCACGCCATCAGTCAGCACTCGTGCCATGTCGCGCTTAACATCAGCACTCAGCCCTTTCATTTCCTCAAACACACGCGCATGTACCAGCGCCATACGTTGCTGATACGGGTCACTTGCGAGGATTGCCGCCAGTGACTCGCGTCCTGCTGCATACACAGGTGATTGCTGGCTGAGGTTGTAGAAGGTTTGCCCTGTCCCTTTCTCAGCAGCCAGTTCGATGTACTCGTAAAACCATAGGTCGTATTCGTTACCATCAAGCAGCACTTGGTCTACCAGGTAACTGGCATCGTTCAGGATGATGGAGAGCAGCGTTGGGTTTAGCTGGTATTCATATCTGGCGTTTACTGCGAGGGAGGAAGGTATTTTGTCTAGTGCTGATTTGTACGCTTTGCCAATCTTATTCATCCGCCTGGAGAAGTCTTTCATTGCCCGGCGTTCCAGCGCATCGGCTCCGGTCGGATCCTGATAGTTACGCGGCAGAATCGGTGGCTTTGTCCTCTTCGTCGCCATCCTCTTCTCCTAACGGCTCTTCGTCATCATTGTCATAGCCCGCAGCTGTGCGAATCTCCTCACGGCTAAACGCCGGGTTGTCACCGCTGCCCAGCATGGTCTGGTTAATCTCGCCCATGGTCTTGGCGTTGGTGAGCTTTTCAGTACCGGTCTGTTCGTTCAGGTCATCCCATATCACCGCTTTCTGGCTGACGGAGTCGATAATCTGCAGCTCAATGAGCTTGTCGCAAAAGTCCTCTATCTCGAATGACAGGTCTACGCGGCGAGACTGACATCGGGCGTTGAAATATTTTTGGTCTTCAGTACTTGAACGTTCTGCCTGCTGATTACCAACCAGAATTCTCGTAGGAATATCTACCCCTGCGGCTGCTGTCTGGAGGTTCACGTTGTATGTTGCTGTAGGGTCTGCAACTGATGTAACGAGGGGTGTAACTGTCGCCCCCTGCGTGGTCATTAGCACGTCGTTACCACGGTTAATTTCCCCAGCAACTTCGTTAAACTTATCCTGTAGTTCATCAATACTCACGCCATACAGCGACGCCAGATTTTTGAAGTCGATTTCCTTTTCGAAGTTGACATTAAGCTGGCGTGCAGCGTTCTTCAGGAACGACTCACCTGAACCACCTTCCACCTTCTCCAGGCTGACAAAGGCGTTATATGCTGGTTCAAGGAATCCGATTGCATCTTCTGAGTAATCCCCCAGGATGAATACTCGGTCAGGGTGAATATCCACACGGCGGCTTGAACCATTCGGCAACCGTTCGGTGTACTTCCACATCTTCGGCTGGCCGTATGTCTTAGAGTTAATGCCAGTGTCCCACTCTCCAACCTTCAGCGACCCAGCCCATGACACGGAAACCTTCTGTAGCCCACGACCTTTAGTGGCAGGCAGATTCCAGTCTTTTTCATCGCGGATGTGCAGCAGTATTCCGGCATATCGACCGACAAGACGACGGCGATCCGCCTCAGCGAATGAGCGCCATAATCGGCTGGTGAATACCTGTTTGGACTTTTTCTCCCAGGCGGTTTCGTCTTCGCTATCGTCGGCATCGTCACCCTCAATGATTTCCGGGTTGGTCTGCCAGCACTTGCCAACAAGCTTCTCTACAGCACCGTGGGCAATACCACCGCGCCGGTACAGGGAGTAGAGGTTTTCGTAGGTGACCAGCTCAGGGAAGCCGTATTCGCACCACGCTGAATTACGCTTGGCGTCCAGCCCCATCGAAGGGTTAAGCAGCCCCATACGGGCGCGAGCAAGCCTGGCATCGTTAATCGCGTGATTAACCGCCATCTGTAGCTGTTTGTTCATGTCGTGTCCGTCAGATTAAAGCAGGCGCTTAGGTATCATCATGCCAACCCCCTGCTGTTTACGTTTGATATGTCCATCAAGGGAATAGCGGACTGCGTCCCAGGTATGCTCATCCCCGTCAGCCAGTTTCGGCAACACCTCACCGGTGATGCGGTCCGTTTTGTACGACCACATGCGGGCCTCGCGTGCCACATTCTTACAGCGTGGATGGATAATGATTTCGTCGAAGCCGCGAAGGTGGGCGATTCCGTCCTCAACGCTCCCCTGCCATTTCTCGGCGGCGGAGATGTTGAAACCCTGCCGTTTGAGATAGCTGATTGTCTCAGGTCGAGCGGAGTCGGCCTTGATGGGCCAGTCACGCGAACCGGGAATCGTGTCATATAGCTCAGGCATGTGGTCTAGCTCTGTCTGCTGACCGTATGCCTCGTATTCGATGTACAGCCGGTTGTGCAGGATGAACGAGCGAACTAGCGTGTTGGGGTCTTTAGCGAAACCGAAGTCAGCTCCGAAGAACAGGCGATCGGCCTCTTTCCATAGTTCGTCTGAGAACTCAGCGATCCGGTATTTCCCGGCCAGCACCTGCTTATCGGAGTTTTCGAGGTAAGCACCCTCCCACACCCATGCGTATGTTGCCGGGTCGAGGCGGCGCTGATCGTTCTGTCGCTCGCCTTCCAGCACGTCAGGGAACCACGGGTTATCCGTATAGTTCATTTCAACGGTGATGCAGTCGTCGCCTGCTTCTTTGCGGAAACGCTTATCAGTGGCGCTACCGTCACGCTCCGGGTTCCACGTCACCCAAATCTCTGAGCCTTCTTCACGAACTGTTGGGCTCAGCTTCTGCCAGGCTATTTCGCTGACTGATTCAGCCTCGTCGACCCAGCACAGCAGAATGCGCGCTTTCGACTTGATGCTGTCGAGGTTATGCCTCAGACCGCAGAACACGTAGTTAACGCTCTTGTCGATGGTGCGGATATACTTCTCGCCGATATCAAAGTTGGCGGCCAGCCAGGGAACAGACAGGATCGCCTGCTTCACTTCCTGCATGCTCGACTCTTCCAGCGAGTTCATGAACTCACGCGCGCATAGCACCACGCCGCTTTCACCGTTCATCATCGACTGATACGCCTTTACGGCAGTCATCAGGGCAAATGTGCGCGTCTTGGCGCTGCCACGTCCACCGTGCGAGCATCGATAACGCTTATTCACCGCAGTGAACAGTGGCGCAAGCTTCGCGGGGATCGGCAATTGAACGGCGTTACTCATGCTTTGGCTCAACAGGCAGTAGCTGGATGATTGTTGGCTGCGGCGTCATGCTGCCATCAGGGCTTGTATGCTCGACTTTCTGGCGATTAGTGTAGGCATCGCCCATTTCTTTGGCGGCCTGCTCGATAAGTTGCGAGGTCATGCCGTAGTTCTTCATCTTTTCAGCATTGGTCGCCATTCGGTCGAGAACGCGTAACCGGTACGCTTTGTTCGCGATCGGTATGTCGGCGATCTCATTCTGGAATCGTTTACGGGTGGCATTGAACATGTCCACCCATTTCTGCGCCAGGCCCCTGCCGTTTGCTTTCGTCGGGTCGTGGGATTCGACCTGCTGACGTGTGATGCTCAGGCCAAATTCTTTTTTGACCAGCTCAACCACCTGGGATGGAGTATCGAAACAGGCAAGAGACTGAACGATGAAGGCTTTGACCTCACCTTTCAGTGTCGCCAT